CTGTGCTGCGGCAGTATTTTACTGAAGCAGAACTGAAGGAAAAAGGTATTGAATTCTGCCGCAATGAAGTAGTTCGTAGCCGTCGCATTGGGGCTGAGACTGCTCGATCTATGATGGCGCCGCAGATTGAAGCTTTAAGTCAACAGGTGCAGCAACAGCAACAGCGAGCCGACAACGCACACAAGCTTGCACTTTTTGCAGTCTTGGATAATACTAAAGACATAGCTACTTGGCGTACTGTCGATAAAGACCCGCAGTTTGTTGCTTGGTTGGCTTCGGTTGAACCTTTATCGGGTGAGTCTTACGAAACGCTACTGTTTCGCGGGGCGAAAAAACCCGACATTGAGCAAGCCGCCCAATCCGTAGCAGCAGTCTATCGCTCTTACTTATCGACCCTGCCGAAGCATCAGGCTCGTCCTGCTCCTGCTTCCCGGCAATTGCCCGTAGGTCGGCCTGCTGCTGCTATGCCGACGAACACACGTCCCGATATCATCACTCCTGCTCGTATGAAGGAGTTAAATGAAGAGTTTCGGCGTACTCGTGATCCTAAGCGCAGAGACGAAATCCAACTTGAATTAACCCGTGCCCAAGCCGAAGGTAGGCTTGGGCGGTAAACCAAACTTTAGGAGATACACATGAGTACTGTAGGCATTCCCCGCGTTGCAGGCTACCCGGACTATAGCTCCGGTGGTAGCTCCGCATTCATCCCCGAATGGTGGGATACGCAGTTAACCATTAAGTTCTACAATACGACTTGCTTTGGCGAAATCGCTGATACGAGCGTTGAGGGAACGATTCAAAAGATGGGTGATGCTGTCCATATCCGCCGTGTGCCGGATATCACGGTTAACCCGTACTCCATTGGTATGACAATTACCTATCAGGTGCCGTCTACCAATGCAACGGAACTGGTCATTGACCAGGGCTTGTATTGGGCTGTTCAGGCTGACAACGTAGATCGTTACCAAGCTGATATCGACCTGTTCGACATCTTTACCCAGGATGCCGTGCAGAAGACGATGGAAGCGATGGACACGAACCTGTTTGCCTATCTGCCCGGTCAGGTGGATGCGGCGAACCAGGGCACCAATGCGGGCGAAATCTCGCAGAACGTGAATCTTGGTGCGGTCGGCGCTCCGTTGTCTGTGACTAGCGCCAATGTGATCGACCGCGTGTTTCTGGCGGCAGGTCAGGTGTTGGACGAGGCGAAGGTACCGCGTGATGGTCGCCGCTGGATTGTTCTGCCGTCTTGGTTGATTCGCAAGATGAAGAACTCGGCGCTGAGCTACGCTTATCTGACCGGCGATGCCATTTCGCCGCAGCGTACTGGCCGTGTGGGGCGTACTGATGACTTCATCGTTTATCAGTCCAACCTGATGAACTACGGCCTTGACCCGTCCTACGTTAATGCGTGGAACATTCCTTTCGGCCATCCTGCGGGCCTGTATTGGGCTTCGCAGTTTGTCGATACCGATGTGGTTAAGCTGGTGAATCAGATCGGTACGGGTATCCACAGTGTTTGCGCCTTCGGTCGCAAGGTGGTGGAGCCGACTTATCTCGGCAACGTGTACGCCACCCCTGGCGTTGGCTAAACAGGTACACTAGGGTACGCCCGCTTGGGCGGGCTTACCTTAGCCCTTACTAGGAGAAAGTAACATGAGCGATATGCACCCTGATTCCCTGCACGGCAAGCCCGGTGTGAGTCTGACCGGCACCAACCAGGGCCGTACCAATGTCCCGATGCGCGGCCCCGGTGAAGTTTACGAGCCGTCCGGCCCGCGCGGTAAGGCCCGCCCCGAAATGGGCGTTCCGGTCAAGCTGGCGATGGGCCAGGAGTCCGAAGAGGGCGGCTACAACAAGCGGTAAGCCTTCAAACTAGGGGCCGGTAAAACGGCCCCTCTTACTATTTGCGGAGTATTCCCATGCAACTATTACCTGCTGGTACCCCTTTGCGTCCTGCTGGAGAACATGCTTATGCGCCGGCTGTTGCTGCTGATCCTGCTGCACTTAAGCCTAAGTTTCTTAAGAATACCAAGACAGGTGTATTGCAGCTATATAACGATGTGCTAGCCCAAGAGAAAGATTGGGTACCGTGCAATACGTTACCTGATTACCATATTCGCGGCATTCAAAACGCTGCTATTCGTGATTCCGCCGAAGAGGATGCACGAACTCGTTATCAGCTTGAAGCTGAAGCGCGTGAGGCGAAGGTTCAAGAGCAACAGAAGGCTGAACAGGAAAACCAAAAGCAGCGCATGTTAGCGATGCCCACAACGGTACCTACTGATCCGAAGCACATTCAGGAACAGTACGCAACCGACCTGTTTGTTATTGCACAGTCTGATATTGTGGGGTTGTCGCGCTTCTGCCAGGAACGCAACTATCCGATTCACCTTGACCCGTCGAAGGGTATTTTGCGGCTTCGCGCAGACGTTCGTAATATGCTCGATCAGCGCACGGGTATTGTGCGCACTGATCTTGAAACTCCAAACCAAGGGCTTGCTCCTACACAAGCCGTTGAAAACCGTGCCCGCGCCATTGCTGGTGAGCATGGCCTAACTCTTGTCACGGACGCTTCTGTAGTTCGTGACGTACCGATTGCCCCGCAGGGGCTTGCTCCTGTGGCTGCTTCTGCGCCCGTGGCTGCGGCCCCTTCACCGCCTGCCGCCGTTGCTGAAGCGCCGGTTGCGGCCCCTGCGGAGCAAACCAATTGGCCGACCGCGCCTGCGGTAGCTTGGTCGGTCCCGGAAGCTCCTACGCAAGCGCCGTGGAAATGATAAATCGTGTCCATTCCTGTCAGTGTAATCATAAACAGGGTAACTACTACCCTACTTGACCCAGGCAATCTGACCAATTCTTATTGGACGATTGCTGAGTTAATTGATTACCTGAACTCAGGGATGGCAGAGGCGGTAAGTCTTAAACCTGATATTTATACAACGGTTGGGCCTATTCCTTTAGTTCCTGGGCCGCTTCAGCAGCTACCTGATGGAGCGGTTCAGTTCCTTGAGCCTTACTACAATACTGCCGATGGAACAGCAGTTATTATGCGGAATATAGAGGAAATTCAGCATTCAATTAGTAATTGGGCTTCTGCTTCTTTACAAGCTTTAGACGCTAAAATTATTGTACCTGATGCGCGCGATCCTAGGCGTTTTAGGTGCTTTCCACCGAATAATGGTTCGGGGAATATTACGGGCTTATATTCGGCGGTGCCTCCCCCTGTTTCGTCGGTAATTAGTACGTTTCCGTTGCCCGCCAACTACCAAAATGCTATGTGGGCATTTGTGTGTTCACAAGCTTACGCTAAGAATACGGTGCGCGGAGATTTAAATAAGTCGAAAGACTTTTACGCCATGTTTGTTAATTCTATTACTGGAAATACACAAGCTGATGCGACAGACGCACCAGATAATGAGTTAACTAAACAAAAGGCCGGATAATGCCATACTTAGTTAGCGATATTTTTACACGGGTATCCAAGACTCTTTACGATGAGGCTGGGGTAGTTTGGAATAATCAGTCCGGGGCTGATTCGGAATTAATGCAGCATTTAAATGCTGCTATTAGTGATATTGTTGATCTTGACCCTAAAGCTAAAGTATTTGATGGACCGCTACCGTTAGTATCAGGTATCAAGCAACTACTACCTGGGGATGCTGTTGCTATTATTGATGTAACCCATAATATGGGGTCAGATGGCGCAACGCCAGGGCCTAATATTACTGTTATTTCGAGTTTGAAACATGCGCGTAGAACCCTTCGTAATTGGGCTAATTCGCCGCCTTCACCTATTATTCGCCATTGGGTAGCAGATGACCGTGATCCTCGCGTGTATTGGAATTGGCCTCCTGTTCCGGCTGGGGTAACCGTATACGCTAATACTGTGTATGCACAGGTACCGGATGATTTGGTTAATTTAACTGATCCGTTTCCCTTACCTGATATGTATGCTGAGGCAGCTTGGGCTTATGTTGTATCCCATGCTTTTATGCGTAATGATAAGTATGGTGATCCTAAGAAAGCATCTATGTTTAATGCTGCGTATTTGCAGACAATGGGCCAAGCTTCTACGACTGCGCAGAAAACAAGGGTAGGCCGTTCCGATGCCTAGTGCATTAACAAAGCGTTGGGAACTACGAGATAGGGTTATTCAGACTCATCTTAAAGACCCGGATTTAATTCATTATGTAGACCAAGTACCGCGCGTTACTGTTACAGGTGCTTTAATTTGTGATGGTAAAGTTATTAAAGCAGACGAAGCAAAAGTAATAACGCACAGAATTCCGGGCAATAACCTCAAACTTAATTGCTTAGTTGGTATTGGTGACGCAGTTTGGACTCGTGCTATTGTTAAGGAAACAATTGCGCGCGGTATTGATGTGTATTTAGATACTTTATTTCGTTGGATGTTTTGGGACTTGGAAGGTAAGCCACATATGCATTTTTGGAGCGACGAACAACCGCACCAATTTGCGCAGCGTACCGCTAGTTACTTAGGCCGCGATCTTCGTAATGGTCAAACTGTATTTGGGGCCATGTGCGAAACTTGTCACGTTCCGAAAGGTGATTTTCGTATCGCATTACACCCTGATTGGTTAGCTGAAGCTGATAAATTGATTGCTCAGATTAACCCTAAAAAACCAATTATGATTTATCGGCCTTTGTTGAATAACCATAGCCGTAAATCAGTTTCATCGCGTAATCCCGATAGTGGGGCATATTCGGATATATATGCAGCCATTAAAGATAAGTACCATGTTATTAGTGTTGCCGCTATTGGTCATAGCGAGAGTATTATCAGTTGCGATAAAGCTGATTCAGTTTTTCACCACGGCGAGATTGCGATTACTACTCTTGTTGCTTTAATGAGTAAAGCTGATCTTATTTACACTGCTCCAGGCATGGGACTTGTTTTAGCTGCTGGGTTAGGAGCTAAAGTAATTGGTGTATTTGGTGGTTACGAAGATGCCCACAATTACGAGGATACTATGGTGTATGGACCCTCGTTATTAATTGATTGTATTCACCCTTGCCGTTGCATGAGTGACGCGCATAACTGTAACAAAGCAATTGACGTACCTAACGCCATTAATCGAGCTAAGCAGTTTTGTGGGATAGGAGTTTGAAATGAAAGCATTAGTCGAAGTAACGCCGTCTGCTCGCTCTGCGGGTAGTTTTGGTGATGCGTCAATGGACACGGCGGGTAATGTTCGTGTTGTACTTGGCGCGTCAGCGGGTGGTGGAGGGTCGGCTGTTTCACTTTCAGCTTCGGCGTCAACTACCAGTCCTAATAATGTTTACTCAACTGCTTATGAGAATAGCCATGTTCTTAAAGCTAGTGCTGGGAAGTTGTTTGGGCTAGTTGGCTATAACTCAGGCCCTGCGCAATTTATTATGATTTTTGACTCAGCTAGTGTACCTGCTGATGGTCAAACGCCCGTTATTGTTATAGCTGTTCCGGCAACGTCTAATTTTTTCTATAACCCCGGTATTTATGAACGTGCTTTTGCTAATGGTATTGTGTGGGTTAACTCAACTACTGCCCCAACTAAAACCATTGGCGCAGCAAACTGCTTTGTTGATGGGCAGGTTTTGTAATGGGTGTAGTTAACACAGGCGCGTCTATTCAAACTGCCAATATTGGCGGTGGTACTTGGATTATGGAGGGGCCAGCTTTTGGTACTTCTGGTGGTAATACGAGTGCATACGCTGCTGCTGTTCTAGCGGATAACCCTGTCCATTACTGGCGCTTGAATGAGCCTGTAGGTTCTTCGGTTGCGGTGGATTCTGGAACTTATGGTACCGCTGGAAACATGGCGGCAACCAGCGTTACGTTTGGGTCAACGTCTTTAGTAACTGGTGATACTTCCGCTTTCTTTAATGGCTCAACTTCTGGCCTAAGTTCTGAAAATAGTATTCCCTACATTTTACAGCCGTTTTCAATGGCATATGTTGTTAAAAGCAATTCATCGGCGGCTAATCAGAATGTTTTTTCGCAGTATGACCGTAATAATAACTACGGTGGTCCAAGTTCTTTTTACAACCCAGGCGGTGGCGTTTCGGCAAATATTCTAGGTACAGCAGAGTACGCCCAAGCATCTGTTGGCGGCGTCATTAATACTACTTATTTCATCGGGTTTAATGCAGACATTTCCGGCAACTGGGTTTTCTACGTCAACGGGGTTATGACCAACAGTGGTACCGGATTCACCGGCGGGACAAATGTAACGGACCTAATCACCATTGGATTTACGCAAGGAAATTCGTATAACTTTAGTGGAAATATTGGTGAGTTGGCTTTGTGGAATTCCGTAATTCCCGGTGCTAGGTTTGCTGCTTACTATGCTGCTGGAATTTCTGGTAATACTTTAGCCTTTGATCCTTCAAACACCAACGCTCTTATAGCCCTGTCATCTAATAATACTATCGCAACACGAAGTTCGGGGGCCACACAGAATGTATCTACAGTCGCATTAATTCCTCGAAGTAGCGGCAAGTGGTATGTGGAGTTTCCTTCATCGAACCCCGGATCAGGCTTTGACTTTGGGTTGTGTTTGACCAGTGAAGTTTCGTCTATCATTAATACTTATTTTGGCGCAATATTTGGTTCTATAAGTATCGACAGTAATACTGGTAATTTTTATAACGACGGTAGTTCTAGCGCAACTAGCCTTACAGCAATGTCGCCCGGAGATTCTGGAATGATTGCAATAGATATCGCTACAGGTAAAGTGTGGGTGGGAACTGTGGCACAAGGATGGGCTAATAGCGGCAATCCGGCGACAGGTGCAAATCCCATTGCCACTATTACATCGAATACTTCAGTGAACGTCGGTGCTACATTGGCGATATCAGGTCGGGAATCTGGAATTGCTGGTAACTACAGTACAATTGTGGGAACTGTGCCATCTGGATTCTTACCTTGGGCTGGAAATTAATTTTAGGAGTTATAAATGTCTTTAAAGTCTAATGGTGCTTTTATTAGGGATGGTCGAATTGTGCAGCATTCGGCTGAGTACGCGCCGCCTCCGTTTGCTGACCCGCCTCCCCCACCGCCTGTCGTTGTGCCGCCATATGATGGTCGATTTGTGTCTTATGCTCAGAACTACGAAGATGTGGTACTGTGGCGTGCGCTTAAGCACATAGAAAAAGGCTATTACGTTGATGTAGGAGCCGAATCGCCCCATGTGGGTACGGTGACACGGGCTTTCTATGAGCGCGGCTGGCGCGGTCTAAATATTGAGCCTATTGCACGTTGGTTTGGGGAGATTGTTGCCGCTCGACCTGAAGATACTAATTTCAACGGGGTAGCTGGTACCGCTGAAGGGCAGGTTGAATTACTAGAAGTGATTGGTACCGGGCTTAGTACTGCTTCTATTGATTATGCAGAAAAACATAAAGCTGAACTTGGTTACGATTACAAAAAGATTACTGTACCTTCAACTAGATTAGATACATTAATTCAAGCTGCTCAACTAGAAACTATTCATTTTCTTAAAATTGATGTTGAAGGGGCTGAAAAAGACGTACTTGAAAGTATTGATCTGAAGCTTATTCGCCCGTGGATTATTTTGCTTGAGGCAACTGAGCCAAATAGCCAGAAGCCTACGCATCAAGAATGGGAGGGTATTTTAACTAAAAATAACTATAAGTATTCTTATTTTGATGGGCTTAACCGATTTTACATTGCGAAAGAAAAGTTTGATGAACTAAATTCTAAATTGAGTCTGCCACCGAATATCTTTGACAATTTTGTAAAAGCATAATGGACATATATAGCCTTTTCGATGAAATTGATGTGCATGTTAAGGCTTGTCCTGATTTTACGTTGGCTAAAGCTTTTACGCGGGCTGCTCGTGCGTTATGCCAGGAATCTTGGTTTCTTCGCCGTGAGGTCGATTTAACCACTAATCCTACTCAACCTAATCAACAGTATTTATTACCGTTACCTAACGGCGAAGATGTTATAGCGGTTAAACACGCAGAAATATTAAACATAAATAACTCATGGACGCCGCTTAGGTTTCCTTACGGTACTATGATTAACCCAAATATTGGGCCGCAGCAGCCTATTGCTTGTAATTATATCCCACAAAATACGGTACAGCTTAGCCCGCCATGCGATCAAGCGTATCAAACACGCTACGAGGTAATTACTCAGCCATCTGAGGGCACACAAATCATTGCAGATGAGTTAGTTAATCAGTTTAAGCGCGGTCTTGGTTATGGGGCTTTGGAATGGTTGCTTCGTATGAAAGATGAGCCTTGGACTGACCCCGACGAAGCAGATAAGTATTTGGTAATGTTTAATAAGGAAATTATGCGCGCTAGACGTATGGCGGCTTACGATAATACGCCCGGTCCTCGCGCATGGATTCAGCGGGGCTTTATTCGCCGTGGTTCTCGGACTAGGGGCTAGAAATGACTTCTGCGGGGCCAGGATCGACTTATAACACTTGGGGCGTTGTGGCGGGGTTCGATGAACCTACGCAACAGCCGGTTGTGTTACCTGCTTCTATATCGTCTATTACTGGCGGGGTAGAAGTCGAATGGGAAGATTTAGGAGCCATTAGTTACAGTGTTTATTGTGGGATTAACCCAAAACTAATGCAGCCTATAGCTACCGGGTTGAACACCAATTCATACAATATATTAGGATTAAATAAAACTTCGCGTTACTTTATACAAGTAACCGCTGAGTTAAATACTAATAGCACTATTGGTAGTTATATCTTAGACACATCTACATTAACTGATTTGTTTGAATTTGTTAATGGTAACTTATTTTTGTTAATTAACGGTAGTAACTTAGGGCTAGTCAACTGAGGATTAGGTATGAGTACAGAAAATTTACTACAAATTGCAGCTTCCCCCGGTGGAACTGCGACTACCGTAACGCCTTCTGATTTACTTTATACGGTGCAGGCAGGGCAAGATAAGGCCATTAGATCGCCACTACTAGCTGGGTTAAATTTACCGGCTAGTTTGGTTAATACCGGGCTATTTATCCCTGGTAACACATACGCATTGGGGGCTTATTGCGTATCGCCTATTAATGGTCTTGGGTATGAGTGTATTCTTGCTTATACCGCTGTAGCTATTGACCCATCTATAGATGGTACGCATTGGTTACAAGTCACAGGCGCTTCGGAGCAAGAGCTAGCTTCTACGGTTGAAGGGGAAGGAGCGGATTTAATAGGTAACGGGGTTAAGACTGTTTCTACTACTGCGGCTTTAGATTTACTAACCGCAGCCACTAAGGCTACAGAGTACCTTGTACCCGGTCAGCCAGGAGGCCAGTTTTACGTTAATCCTAACGATACAACTAGTAGCGCAGATAATATTAATTTATTCGTCACTGTAAATGGCAAACGTATTTATCGGTCTTTACAGGGCGATACTAATATTGAAATGGCTGGTGCGGTAGGCGACTGGAATCCAGCTACAGCTACCGGAACTGATAACACTAATGCAATTAATGCTGTTAGGGCCTTAGTTCCTAACGTATTTGTGCCTAATGGTAACTTTAACACTACTTCATTAGACAGTACGTTATACGGCAATGGAAAGATGTATGTTGATGGGCAACGATACGTTATTCCCTTCGAGCGCAAGAGGGAAGTTCCGTATGTAAAGATGCAGTCGAAGTTAGCTACTGTGTTCGCTGGCCTAAACGCTATTAATTTAATTGGTGATAGTATTAGTGAATTTTACTATGAAACTTCAGTACAGTTTCATTGGTTTAATTTGCTTTGTTATTCTATTTCTCAGTCGTTTACGGGGGCTATTTCTGAACCTAGAATGACTAATTGGTCATCGGCGGCTAATTATGATATTACGCTTGCTGGTTCGTATTCTATTGGTAATACGGGGCCTGTGCAGCGGTCTTTATTAGCTACTAATAGCACTACAATTACATTTACAGGCAGCTACGCTTATATTCGTATTTGGTATAACCAACCCGGTAGCTCCGTAACAGCCACAGTTTATGTTAATGGTGTTTCTGTGGGGACTGCTGCGTTAACTTCTGGCGCTTCATTAGACCAAGTTGTAGAAATTGCGACCGGGTTACCAAACAACGGCCCAACTAAGACGATTGAAATTACGTTTAGCGGCTCGGTTGAACTTACCGGGTTAGACAGACTTTCTTTAAACGCGGGTGGCGAGCCTAACGCTTATTTCAATAGATTTGCTTTAACCGGGCAGTCTACTACCTTATTTAAGCAGCAATCGGTCATTGCTAGTATTGCGCAGCAATCGTATGCTACTAATTTTCACCAAGATGCATTAACAATGGTGGCGTTGGGCACTAATAACTGCTACAACGCTACTAACTTTACTAGTTCTAATCAGTACTTTTTAGACCTTATTACTATATTCACTAAATTACTAAATGCAGGTCAACGGGTTGTTGCGATTGGTGTATATCAAGCGAGCGGGGCTTATTCCCCTCAAGGCGGAGAGCCGTTCCAAAATTACTTAGCTGCGCAAATTAGTGCTTGCGAGTTGATGGGTGTTCCGCTTTTAGTTCTTAATAAGCGGTATTGGTTCTATGAAAATTTAACCGCTGATCAGTTACACCCCAATAATGCGGGTTCTGATTTATTCCTTAACGATGTTATGGATTTTCTTTGTGGGGGAGAATTCGATAACCAAAAATCGGTTAAATCACGGGTATATGCCCCTAGCATTAATCTTCCGTATTCGGGCACCACATTTCAGCCGTTAGTTGGTAGGACTTCTGGTGGGTCCGGTTGGGTGTTTAGCGCGGCAAATTACAGAATATCTCATTTAAATGGGTCAAGAGTTAGGTATGAATTTACTATTACAATATCCACTGCTGATAACTCAGGTAGTGGTGATTTTTACGTTACGCTACCTTATGTAGCAGCTAGCGCAATGAATCAGTGCGGTACTGTTAGATTGTTCGGTACTGGCGGTGGTTCGGGGTACACTTATCCAATTCTGTACACCATTGGTGGTGGTAATCACGCCTATGCTGTTATTCAGATGCAGAACGTAGCTAATGGTACTACGGAATCGCTACCTAGTATTAGCAACAATACTACTATTTCTGGTGAGATTGAGTACGTCTACCAAGAATGAAGCTAGCTACCACTAAATTCGGGGGTGAACTACCCGCAGTAGCTACTAGGCTACTGCCTGATGGTATGGGTAGTAATGTTGTCAACGCCAAACTTGTATCTGGTGATTTTGACGGCTTTCAAGATATTGGTAATCCATTTACTCTTGCAAAATCACCGTCAATTAATACTATTTGGTTAATGGGCGAACAATACTGGTTACAATGGTCGCAGTCTGAGGTTAATGGATTAAATATTGATGTTGCTTCAGCTACTGTAATTGGTGATACGAGCTATCGTTCATTAATTACTGGTAATTTGTTTAGAGCAACTAGCTCCGGGCCGGTTTCAGATACTAGCCCACAGCAAACTAACCTTTATTACGCTACTGATCCTTCACAGAGAGGAACTAATCCTGTTGGGGCTTATCCGTATGTTACTTTTGATTTAGGTATAGATAACCCCGCAATAGCTCCGACTGCGGCTACTGCTGTTGCATCAGGTGTTACAACTACTTTTCAAGCTGCACAAGAAACTAGTGTTAATAATGCGGTTACTGTTAACCCTGGTGCAGCTTATACTGTTGGTGAAACACTTAATTTAGTTGGTGGAACTTTATCTATTACAGGCGAACCAGCGCAAGTTACCGTAACTTCTGTTAATCCCACCACGGGGGCAATAACCGGGGTTACTATTCTTGAAGGTGGTTTTTATCAAAACAATGAAGGACCCGGTAGCACTACTATTAATCATAGCGGTGGTTATTCACTACCTACTTCATCTATTCAGCTTACTTCCGTTGCTGGTATGTCTACAACAGGAGGTAGTATTTCTGTTCAGAATAATTCCGGTGTTAATCAAACTGTTAATTATACTTCTATTACGGGAACCACTCTTAATGGGTGTTCTGGAGGCTCAGGTACTATTTCAAACGGCGCAGCGGTTCAGCCAACTTTAGTTACTGTGGGGTCAACCGGAGCGGTTGGTAGTGGAGCAACTTTTAGCGTTACTGTAGTACCACAACAAGGAACGTCTAATACTCCGTCTGCGGGCTGGTCATTTGCTACGTATAACAATGGGGCTGGTTCTTATGGCACATTTAGTGTTTCAAATAATCAATGGTTAGTTAGTAGTGGTGAAGGTGGTTTTTATGTAATTTATTCTACGGGCGCTTATGGGCTAAAAACTTCGACTGAATTTACTTTTCAAGTTGACGCTACTAGCCAGAATAACGGATATGGCGAGTATTGTGATTTAATATTTCAATTTTCTGGCCAATTTAATGGTAATGCTCCTGGAGGGCAAGTTGTTGGTCCTACATTAGCTCTTAGTGTAGTTAATGGTAGTTTAATTTTATATCCTTCTATTGTTTCGGGTGGTAGCCCTGGCGTACCAGTAGTTGGTAGCCCAATAAGTACTGCTATGTATTCTTTTGCGGGCGGTACTCAATACAGAGTAACGATTAGTGCCATTGCGTCTACTAACTCTTCTACCCCCGGTTTTTCAGTAGTTGCTTCGGTAGCAAATACTGCGGCCCCTAATACAAAACTAACTGAGGTTAGTGGGTTTATACCCTATAGTGGTGAGGAATTTGGCGTAGGTACTGTTGGGCGAGTTACCAATGGGCACGGTCAAGATGGCTCATTTGAAAATATCTTAATTACTTCAACACAGCCTGCATCAAATGTAACAACGGACGAAACTAACTATGTATCAACGTATGAGCAATTATTTAATAGCTCTGCGACTACATACTACTCTGATGAATCCGGGCCAAGCGACCCAAGTAATTCTATTCTTGTTTATATTAATGGTAATACAAATCCTTCTACTTGGGGGCCAGCTTCGGTTAGTGTTCCTGCGGCGCCTTCAGGACAGAATATTGCCTGGACAAATATTTATCGAGCCGTAACAACTTCAGCTAATACTGCACAGTATCAGTTGGATGCACAGCTTACTGCTCTTACACTTAGTTCTATAACCGGGGTGTTTCAAGTAGGGGAAACGGTCACTGACTCCAGTGGTAATGCTGCTACAGTGCTTACCTATGGTTCTGGTACGATTGAACTTAATGCTTCACCTAGTCAAACATTACCTATTAATATTGGTGATGTTATTACGGGTGGCACATCAGGTGCAGTAGGTACAATTGCTACTAATGTAACTGCCGGTACTGTGTTTAACTATCAAGATACCTTACTTGATGAAGACTTAGGCGAAGTTATTGTTTCTTCTAATTTTGCGCCGCCGCCATCTAACTTGATGGGTATTTGTGCATTACCTAACGGTATTATGGCTGGATATTTCGCCAATACCTTATGTTTGTCTGCGCAGTATTATCCTCAAGCTTGGCCGGTAGATAATCAATACGCAACTGATTCAAATATTGTTGCATTAGCTATTTTTGGTAATACCGTACTGGTTCTTACGCAGGGTAACCCGTATACTGCTTACGGTACGGACCCCGGCAACTTTATTATGAATAAAGAGCCAGCGGCGCAGGGCTGTATTTCAAAGCGTAGTGTGGCTACCCACAAGGTTTATGGGGCTATTTATGCTAGTGGCAGCGGCCTTTGCTATTACCGTGGGCAGGGACAGTTTGATTTAATTCGTCGTACTAACGCCAATGGCGAGCTAACCCCGTTGTTTACGGCTAGCCAGTGGAATGCGCTTAACCCCTCTTCTATTATAGGAGTAGTGAGGGATGATTACTATATGTTTTGGTGGAACAATGGTTCTACGAAAGGTGGTTATATCGTTGATTTGGCCCCTGGTGGCTTCGGTATTGTCGCTCTTGATTATCATGTTACTAGCTGCTTTGATGATACCCTTGCAGATGCTTTGTATTTTACCCCTGATTACAGCGTTTACCCGATCAATGGTAGCGTGGTTGCGGCACCCTCGAATGTAGTTAGCCAATGGGAGTACGAAGGCTCTACATCGCTTCGTAAAAAAGAATGGCAGAAGATTTATGATCAGTTAAATTTTCCAACTGCCTTTACTCAAGCTAGAGTGTACGCACAAGATTATTCAGATATTACTCTCACATTAGCTAATGAGAATGGTACATTATTTAATGGAGTTGTTACAAACAATATGCCATTTCCATTAGCCGCATTACCCCCTGGTTCACAGATTAGCCGTACCATTGTGGGCAAGTCGGTTGTACAAAGGATTGAAATGGTTGAGCGTACTGAAGAGTTTACCGCATGAAGCCAGTACGGGTAGATATTGATGAAGTGTGGTATTTAGCTAAGCCCTTATTTGAAGCTGCTTTAGCTGGTACACCTGATACAGTATTTGATATTTATAACCGAGTTAAGGCGAATCGTGCTTTTATTATTGCTTCTGATAAAGCATTTGCAGCAATTGAATTTGATAAAGATGATTTTAAGATTTGGTGTGCAACTTCATTAGGTGCTATGGATTGCATTTTGACTCATTTACCTGATCTTGAGGAAATGGCTCGAAACTTGGGCTGCAAGCGGATCGGCTTTACTACCAATCGCCGGGGCTTTAGGCGTAGAATGCCGAAGGATTACGAACTCATTTCGTGGACAATGGCTAAGGTTCTGTAATGGCACTTTTCGGGGGAAAAACCGTAAACCCTACGCCTGCACAGCAGTCGTATGAAGGTGCCGTCAACGCAAACTTAATGAATGCGCTGAGAACGTGGTTGCCTGTTCAAAGCTATTTCAAATCTTCATTAACTGCGAATCAGCCGGGTACTGAAGCGATTGCGCGGGGGCAGGCGGCTGGCGGCGCTGCTAGCTCTACGGCTGCAAATTTAGGGGCATTAACTAATACTCTAGGCTCTGAGGGGTCGGGCGCTGGCGGTGTTGGATCGGGCCGCTATGTAACTGCGGCGGCGGATGTTAATTCTGCTGGGGCGAATAGTAAATCTAGCGGATTAATTGCAGCTTCTACCGAAGCGCAACGTGAATATGCAAAAGGGCTACAAACTTCGTTAGGAATGGATATTAGCGATCAAAGCACAGCAATTAGCGGCCTACAAGATGCCGCTAGTATTGAAAACCAAGAAGCACAAACAACCGCAGGGGTTAATACACAGAATCAAGAGGGTTGGGGGCAGTTTGCTGGATTTGGTTTATCACACATGAGTAGTGGTGGAGGTAGTGGAGGTAGTGGCTAATGGCACTTAGCGGAGGCAGCGCACTTGAAGGTGGGGCTGGCGGTGCTAGCCTAGGGTCTAACTTTGGACCTTGGGGTGCGCTAGCTGGCGGCGTTATTGGTAGTATTGCCGGTGGTGTGTGGGGTGGTCCTCAAACTCCGCAGTATGACCCATTAACTACTCAATTAGCTAATTTATCTTTTAATGAGTGGCAGCAAGCTTCAAATGCCATGTATCCCACACAGAGTCAATTGATTAAGTATGCTGAAGACCCGCAGGTAGTTACTAACGCGCAAAACCAAGCTGTTACGGATACCAACACTTCGTTTAATCTTGCCGATGCTGCTCAGAAGCGTGAGCAAATGAATCAAGGTATTAATTTAACTCCATCACAACAAGCTGCTATAAGTAAGAGTCAGGCGCTTAGTCAGGGGTTATCGACCGCAGCTAATGTGAATACTGCTACCGCGCAAACTTACGCTACACAACGCGGCGTACTACAGGGCATGTAAATGGCCGGATTACTTCAAGATTCACTTGCTGAAAATCAACTGGGTATTTCTGGCCTAGGTGCTAGTGCTAAGTTAGAGGCGAATCAGCAGGAATATAACCAGGAACGTAGGTTAGGTATTGGTGAGGGTATTGGTGAGTTAGTTGGCGTATTAGGGGGTAAGTCTAGTAATCTATTTCACGGGCAACCTAAAACTGATACCGATAAAGACCCTCAAAGTCAAGGGCCTACTACTGCAAGTGGCTATGGTATTAATACACCAAACGGGAGTAGTGGCTTAACTAGCGATCAAACATTAGCGTTGGAACAGAAAGCTACTGATTTGGAAAATGGTACACAGCAGTCTTCAAGTAATGTTGAAGATAACGGGCTAGGTCATATTATTGGCTTAGCTACTAGTAATTTATGGGGCGGTATCATGGGGCGTAATTGATATGGCCGGCCAAGGATTAGGGGCAGGATTAGCCCAGGGGTTGGAGGCTGGGTGGAGATTAGCTGATCAAGAGAAAGAACAGCAATTCGAGCGCGGGTTACAGTCTGCGCAGTTGCAGCTTGCTCAGCAAAAGCAAGCATCTGATATCGCGCGTCAATCGCAGGCAGCGTCGCGCGAACAAGCTGCAACTGCTGTCGATACCCTAGCTCAACAGCAAAAAGAATTAATGGGTAATCGGTACAACGGGCTGTATAAGACCCCCGAAGACCTAGCTGGTTTTTATAAACAAGCCGGTGATATATCCGATGCTTTAAACAAGGCTCGATTGCAGCTTGGCGGGCAGGATACGCATGATTTTATCTGGCGCACGAAGCAGCTTCAGTCGCAACTTGCGGCGGGCGATAAAAACCTAACTGCGCCTGAAGGTACTAAAGAGTACGTTTCGCCCGAAGACTTTCATAGTCTTGCTAGTGCTGCGTTGCAGCGCCCCGCTTCTGAAGCGATCGACACTCCCGGTAGTTTGTCGCCTGTAGGGCAAGGTGTTCAATTATTTCATCAAGGTATTGACGACGTACAAAAAGGTAAAGGTGCCGACAAACTACTTGAAGGGGCTAATGCTCTGTGGGGGCATCAGTTAAAGGGGCTTATTGGTCAACACAATTTGCAGGATGGTAGTGAAATTACTGATGCTGAATTTGCCCCGCCTACTCCTAACCCTAATGACCCTAATCATTTCATGATGGGGGTTAAGCTAACTACTAAGGGTCAAGATGGTCGAATCGGTACTTACACTATGCCGATTATGGATGATCATGGGCAAATACTGTCTCATCCTGAACAGCTTGCTGATGATAAGAATGCTACAGTTAAGAACTTTAACTTTGGCGATTTATTTAATCATTTTGGCGCAACCGAAACAATGTATAACGCACTGAATCACCCCGACGCGAGGGCAAAGATTCAGGATGCTTATTTGAATGGACATGAAGATACTATTCAGGATCGTTTAGACGATATCCATCGCGCGGGATTTAACGAAAACAATTTCATTCCTAAGCATGATGTAAAAATTAGCCCTGATGGTTCTACGGCTATCATTACTGATGAAGCAGGTAACATTAAGATCGTGCCGCTTGGTAGCGGTGATCCTGTGAAAGCGGCTGAACGAGACTACAAGGCTGCTGTTGATTCCGGTAACCAATCCGAAATTGACCGCACGGGTAAGATACTTGCCGGGTATAAAGGCAATACAGGGCTTAAGACGCCCACAGTTCAAATATTCCCTGGCGATAAGGGGTCTGATATTGAAACGCTTACCGATTCCGCCAATGTTTCTTACGATCATAATAAAGTTACAGGTAAGAACACTCGCGTAGATACGGGCGCGCCTTATACCCCCGTGGGGGCTGATACTAAACTTGCTAGTGGTGGTGCAGGTGGAGTAGTTAATCCTGATGATAAAGCGGCAACAGTTAAAGCATTAGCTAACTACGATATTGACCCAAAGGTAGCTATGTCGCGGTTACCGCCTGCTCAACGCGACTCGCTTATTTCTGAAGTTAAAAAGCAAAATCCACAGTGGAGCGAAAATGATTACGACGCAGCCCACAAAACATTACTATCTTTTGCTGCTGGCCCATTAGGCAATCAAACTAGATTCTTTAATAACGTATCGGAGCATTTAGTTACCCTTAGTGGGTTAGCTGATGCCATGAAAAACGGAGATATTCCCACGTTTAATGCGGCTGCTAATGAATGGGCTAAGTTAACTGGTAAGCCTGCTCCTATTAATTTTGAAGCTGGTGCCCAACTTGTTAGCGAAGAACTTGTAAAAGCTGTTACCGGGGCTGCTGGCGCATTAGGTGATAGAGAAAAATTAAATGAAAAACTTGATAAAAATAGTTCACCGGCTCAGATTTATGGCCCTCTTGCGGTTTATAAAGAACTTGCCGCCGCACAGCTTAGGGATTTAGCTGTGCAGTATAAAGGTGGTACTACGCGAAACGATTTTGCGGAAAGATTTTTAACCCCGTTAACTAGGCAATCATTTAATATGGGGGATAAATCTAGTACTCCTAAATCTGCTCCTATTGCGCCGCCTCATTTACCCCTGGTTGCTTCGGATGGGTGGAGGCTTATGCAGAATGCTAAGGGTCAATGGGGGTATGTAAGCCCCGACGGAAAACAAGGTAGACCGGTTCAATAATGGCTGATAACTTTGATCTAACTGGTGTTACCCCTGCGGTAGCTGCTCCGCAAGCTTCTGCTGCGACCACACAAACCAATGAATCGTTTGATCTAACTGGCGTCCAACACCCTGCCCCGACTACTGCGGCGCAGGGGGCTGCGCGAACTGTTGCTGAAATGTCACCTGCTGAGCGATTCGCCGCTGGTGTTGGGCATGGGGTGACTCGCATTCAAGAGGGTGCTGAGCAAATCGCACTACAGCACCCTGAAGTTGCAAAAACTATATTACGGGCTGCTTCGCCATTTGTTCCTGCTGCGGCTGCATGGGCTGATGCGCTCGACTTGGTTGCGGAGAAAGATCAGCAAGCCGGCACGCCTGGGCACACTGAGCAATTACTACAGCAATTAATTGATAATGAAAAAGAGGCAAGCGCCCCGTTACTTGATACGGGTGTAGCCCCGAAACAAGCCGACGAATCGACTGTAGGACATATAGGTAAAGAAATCGTTGGTACGTTGACTCATGCTGGTAGCTTGGGTAATGCCGTAGGTGAAGGTCTTACTGTAGCTCCTGTCGCTGCTATCCCTGGCGCCAATACTCTTGTGGGGGCTACTCTTTTGGGAGGGGCAACAGGGGCTTTACAGCCGGTTGCTACAGGAGAATCGCGGCTCGAAAACACAGAAAGCGGGGCGCTTGGTGGGTTATTTGGGCAAGCTGCTGGCAACTTTGTTAGTAATACTGTTGGTCGCGGTATTAGCTCCGCTATTAGCAACGCAACTACAAGACAAGCGACTCGGCAAGCTGCTAATACGGGTGTTGACGCCGCTATTAATGAAGCACAGCAGGCAGGTTATGTGTTAACTCCGTCTATTACAGGCGGTAGTACAGTGGGTAATATTGCTGAGAGTTATGCAGGTAAGGCGAAGCTTCAACAAGAAGCCTCGATAATGAACCAAGCTAATACCAATAATCTTGTTCGTGGTGATCTTGGTATCAGACCTGGGGTAGCTATTACTCCTGAGTTATTACAACGTATTCGCAATGTTGCAGGGCAAGCTTATGAAGGACTTCGCAACTGGCCTAGCATGATATATACAACGCCTCAGTTTAGAAATGTAATTCAAAACTTAGGTGACGTTACTGAAGCTATGCGCCGTTCGTATCCTGGGCTAGCTGAAGATATGTCACAGTCTAATGTGATACAACAATTATCACAGGGTCTTGATCAGTTTGCACATGATCCGGCTGGATTACTCGATATGAGTAGAAAGCTTCGGAGTGATGCAACTGTTAACATGAAAAATGGTAAAGATGTTGAAACTTATACATTAGGTGCTGCGCAGCGTAGAGCGGCTAATGCATTAGAAGATATGATGGAGCAAGAAATTAGCTCCGCAGGAAATCCACAGGTAACACAGCGTTTCCGTATTGCGCGGCAATTAATTGCTAAAACTCATGATATTGAGTATGCGCTAAATGATACTACGGGGGATGTTTCGGCCCGTAAATTAGCGATGCTTTATCATCGCGGTCAGCCTCTAACCGGTGGGTTGGAGCGTGCTGCTCGATTTGCGCAAACAGCGCAAAAACTTACTCAAGACCCCACGATTATAGGTGCGCATCCTCTTTATAATCCGGTTGAGCTAATGGCCGCTGGTGCAAGTGGTGTTAACGCTTTGATGGGTGGGCATCCGTTGGCTGCGGCTGGTATGCTTACAGGTATTCTTGGTCGGCCCGCTGTTCGTGAGGGGCTATTAACGCCTAGGGGTCAGGCTGCGTTTGCTCAGCCGCCGACTTACGATATTTCAGCTATGATGAGAGGCGCTAACGCAATCGTAAATAGTGGTGTTTTACAGGGCGGGAAGGGGCTTGGTGCGGTTGCCGGGGCTACTGATCAGAACCAACAGCAATGAGCGCAGAATACCTACGAAATATTGCAAGGCAGCTTGAAGATCAGGCGCGCCGTATTCGTATGCACGCCGATACATTAGACCCCATTGAAGAGACTAGCGAAGTTGTAGCCGAAGTAACTAACAAAGACGGCTTACCTATTTCCCCCGGTGAGAATGTGGGCTTGCTAGGCGGGATTACCAAGGATGGGCAAGAAACACTCATTGATGAAGCAATGCCGCAGTTTACTGAAACTGCAAACGGGCCTTGGGATAATTGGGAAAGTACTGACTATCACGAACGGGTAGAGTTTGCGAATCGGCATCGTGGCTACGATATTGCTCACAATGTAGCAACTGAAGCTGAACATGCTCGTATGCGGCAAATGGGATTCGACCCTAACGAGATTGAAGAAAAGAACAAGAAATATATTGATACTGCGAAGCATAGAGCTAAGTTTGAAGGGGCTGTAGCACGCGAAGATACTAGCCCGTACCCTTATATCGACGGGGGCGACGAAAAACTACTTAATCGAAAGATTGCAGATGAACGTTGCATCTTTGATAAAGACGGCGAACGATATATTAATCCTGAGCCTTTGTTATTGCTTGGATTGTTTGATTGTGTGTCATGTTGTTGCGATTCTGATAAGTTGTACGCTGTAATTGAACTTAATTCCGCTAGTATTTTAGGTGAGGGCTCTACTCGGAATAGAGCTATTTCTAATGCAAGAGAGAATGCCGAACGAATGGGGGCTAAGCGGTTAGAGTCTGAATTGCTTTTGATGCCGCCTCGTTCGCAGCAGCAGCTTATGGAAATACACCATAATGGCAGTTAACCCTAAACAGGTAACTGCTCTTAATCTTGCGCTTCGGGTACCTAATACTGCGCACCCTGATGTACAGCAAGCATTCAAAGATATTCAAACTCAGTTTAATCAACTGAGTATTTCTGTAGCTTCTAATACTAATAGTGGTAATAATATTGGAAGTGTTACAGCACAATTAGCTACATTACAATCTCAAATTACCGAGTTAGCCGCTAAAGTCGCGGTCCTTGGAGTTTCTGGTAGTGTTCCCCCTATTGTTGAAACATTTATTCTTAGCGGCTCGATTCCTTACCCTGGCGCGGCTTACGAAATTGCTAAGCAAACTGCGGCTGCTGCGGATGGATCGGCGCTTGCAACTGTTAGCCCGCTGTTAGGTATAGCGACAGGCTCCGCGCCCGGTGGCAAAGTCAAAATAACGACTTTTGGTGACGTAGACTCCACCGCTTGGTCATGGGACGTTACCAGCGACCCCGTTCCTATTTTTGTGGGCACTGCGGGGCAATTGACGCAGACGCCACCGACTTCCGGTAGTTTAATAATTATTGGGTATGCTATTACAGCTACTCGTATTCGAGTTTGTATTAGCGAAGCTATTACGTTTGGTAGTACTAGTACTCAGGTTATTGCTCTTAACCCTGGTGGTGGGTTTGGTGTTACAACTATTTCTGGTGGCGGGGGGCAACCAACTTCGTTTGCTTATGTATCGAACCCAGGAACCGTAGTTAATTCTACAACAGCAAATAATGTGGTAGATACAAGGACTGTCGCTGCGGGTAAGGTAACCGCTAATCAAAATGTAATTGGCAAGTTTCGAGCATTTTTAACTGGCACCAATGGAACAAAAAGCTTGTCAATGGCGCTTAGTACAGATAGTGGTGCTAGTGCACTTACTGCGGTATTTTCTGCCACTCAAGTTGGGATAGTTGAATTTACAGTAACTCTTGTTATCGCAGCTAGCGGAACTACGCAATTATTACTTAGTCGCTGTGATTCTCAATCCGGTTACGCTTTTGGTGGTATTAGTAGAGCAACACTTACATTAAACCCCGCAACAACTGCTTTTAATTTACTAACAGAAGCATGGGTCGCTAATTCTGGTGATTCTATAATTATTGACTCTGTTGAATGGCGCGTAGAAGGAAACGGACTATAAAACATAATTACCTTCTAACTAACCAATAGACCCCCAATTTGGCCCGCGTCCCACATCTACCCTGATTGGTACGCGGAGCTTAAGAGTGTTTTCTAGTACATACTTCATATAGTCGAATGCTTCGTTTACTTCTTTTGATTCATTCGGCACGCTAAACCCTAGCTCATCGTGGCAGGTTAGGCGGGGCACCCCGGTAACACGAAACACCCCTTGCTTATAGCAATTTAGCATCGCACTCTTCATTATATCTGCTTCTGTGGGCTGAAGATAATAGTTTAATGCCCTATATACATAAGCTAATTGAATAGACGTTCCGTACTCGCGCAGAGCCAAGTCATAGGGTAACGGTCGCTTCTGTTCATATCCTGTTGGTTCCCACAATCTGAATCGTACTCGACGCCCCAGGAACGAACGGATATAGCCTAGTTTCATGGCCTCTTCGCTCTTCGCATCCATTGTTGGTTTAACATAGGTTGCGGCGTCGAAATAGGCTTTAAACAGCGTTGAAGCTGCTTTCTTGGATAACCCTGCTTTGTACCCCAGGCTGGCTTCGCCCTGGCCGTTGAGCAATCCAAAGTTGATATTTTTGATTGGGCGTCTATTTATTTTTTTAGCCTCTTCGTCTTCAGGGTTCCACCCCATCAGCGGGCATACCTTGTAGTAAACCAAATCGTGATAATCCATATGCGGATTTTCAATATACGATCTACGCAATTCGTCTGATCCTGGCCCGACTGCTACATGGCCCAGGATACGGTAGTGAATCTGGCTGTAATCGGTTTTTTGCCAGCACAAATGTCCGGGGTCATTTATAAATAGTTTACGAACTTTTTTACCTAGCTGGGTTCGTGCCGGTATGTTTTGTAGGTTAGGATCGGAGCTAGAGAATCGACCTACACCTGTACCGCCGTCATCGCCCTTAAGCGGATGAAATTGGCAATATAACTTACCTTTAACATTGTTTTCTAAAATATAGCTTCGGATAAACGTACCGCGAATCTTTTCATGTTCGCGTATATCATTAACCATAATGCCCACAGGATGATCTAGAGCCTTGAGCCATTCCTTGCGAAAACTAGCGTTGCCTGCATCCGTTTTTGGGTACTGTAAACCAACCGCGTCAAACAACTTAACTAAGTTAGCTCCTGAAGTTGAATCTACTCTTACGCCTGTTTTTTCAGCTAAATTATTGTATAAATTTTTAATGTCTTCAGCTAGTTGAACGTATAGTGTTTCAGCGGCGCGTAGATCAATTGTCACACCTTGAAGGCGCATTTCGACAAGCAAATAGATTAGATCGCATTCCATGCGGAATACGGTCATCATATCCTGCGCTACTAGGTCAGGCCATTGCGCTTTTATAATTTGAATCGGCAACGCGGCGTCTTGCTCAGCGTAGTGGCCGACCAATCGTGGGCTACAGCGGTAGATGTTTGCACGCTGCTTTGAATTGACTTCGCCGCCATAAGCCTCAGCCAGCCAGCGATACATTAAATCGCTATTCTTGCCCGACTTAACATATTTCTGGCCTAAGTATTCAAGGTTAACTTCACTACGTTCATCAAGTAAAGCTTCAGCAAATTGCACATCAAATAACACACCTTGAACATAAATGTTTTCTTCGGTTAGCCAACCAATATCATACATAAGGTTAGCACCAGCTTTGGGTATTGCTGGAGTTTCGAGAATAGTTTTTAACCAACTAAAAACATAGCTGGAGTTAAGGTTAAGATGTGGTTCTACTTCGTGGCGTACAGGAAAGTACCAAGCACCTGTGTTGCCGTATTGGTCAATAGCGCCAATAGATACACCTACGATATGGCCTTTTTTGCGCGCCCATCCTGGCCCAAAGTCAATTAACTCAGGATCGTAAGTTTCAACGTCAACGCTAATAAGCGTTGCTGTAGTTAGGTTCGGAAATTCATAAGGCGGTTGCCAGCCAGTATCAGGAATAGGCGGCGGAATGCGTAAGGTCGCATTCTTTTTTTCTTTTAGTGGTTCATCATCAAAAAACATTACAACTTAATTCCATACCAATCCTGCCAACTTTTTAGCCAATTACTATAAGCTTGTTCTTCTGTTAGACCGCAATTCTCGATACCGCTAATAGGTTCATTTTTTGAACATTCAGATGCGCAGCGATAATACCAAACTTTACCTATTAATTGTAGTGGGTATAGCCCATACACTTTTGTTAGTTTTGGTTTAGGTAATGGACGATCAAAATATACTAGTTTAGACATGCTAATACCCCTCGAACATTTTCACCAAAAAAATAAACCTTACCCTCATGGCTAGTAAAATCTAATCCAGTTACCATAGATTCGACTAGGTGTAAATCCTTACAATGCAAACTAATATTAGGTACTCCAATAACTTCATATGAAGCACCTTTATGTTCGGTTTCGTGCGAGTAGCACTTGTTATCCTTGAACCATAACCTATCGTTTTCGGAGAATGAGCCTACTGCTTCGACTGCTTCCCACAGAGTACTAGGAGCGGGCCACGGCTTAGTTTCTACATTAAGTAGTTTTTCAACATTAGGCCATTTGTCGGTATAGAGTTGCGATCTAAACCAACTGTTGTCTTCAAAATAAATCGTAATTGAGTTTTGGCTAAAGCCGAATTGCTTGAATGGTTTGTTGATCTTTAGTAGCGCAGCTACAGCTATTTTTGGCACCACAAGTCCAGGCGGTAGGTCTAGGCCGTGCCAAGCCTCTGCAATCAGATGATGATTGCCAGCTACACAGCTACGCCCATTGAGTAGAACTGAAGCCGTAAAAACCTGAGTAGAATTCTCTGCGGCGAGCGGAGCGACCGTCTCTAGGGCCTTGCGCAGTCTGTCATCCGCAGGAACGATTGCAGGATCAGGCATTACAGCCGGGAAGGCTCCAGGCTCAACGCAGGGGACGAGCGCGCGGAAGCGTCCGCTAGTGATCGACAGCCGCGCGGAGTCTAACTGTGTAATCGAGAGTTCATCGCCGCACTTCGAGAGTGCATTTAGGAACTTTAGGGTATGTGGGCAAGCAGTAAACACTTCATCCAACATATGTCCTGCTGCAATCACCCCATCATACGCAACAATTACCCCATCATAAATTCGGCAATGCTGCTGATAGGGTGTACCTAACTCTCGCTGCGAACAGGCAACGAACTTAAGCGCCTCAATTAGCTGCGCGGCGCCTTTTGAATCTTCGTTGCGTTTCTTTGGGCGAGCCATTAGAAAGGAATATCCAAATTATCATTATAATCTTTACAACCAAAAGCAATAACGCGCGATGGCGGCTTAGCATTATACTTAGTGCATTTATCTCTTGATTCATCAAAATTAACGCAGGTGATGCAAGTTGAATGAGCGCCTTCAGGATCGGGGGTTAGCTTAACCATAGTCGCACCCTCTTTGGTTTCGCATAGATATTTAAAATTTAGGCCGAAGCGCCGCATAATAGGTTTAATTTCATCAGCCATTAGAATTCCGCTCCAAGCACTTCAGGAAATGGTTTCTTGTTTACCCACACTCTAATGCGCTTCGGTGCCCTAAGCCCGCTGATGTAGTGCAAAGCTGCATCGGTAGTTTCGGGTGGCTCAGTGTAGTGTCGCTGAATCCACCATTCTTTAGCTCGCTTGCGACCATACCCAGGTGCCTCTAAAGCAACCCATTCATTGAAACGCTGCATACCTAACGCGCCACACATATAGGTAACTTTGATTGAAGGCGCTGAACCTTCTTTCATGTGTTTTGCGTAGGTTACTCTGAACACATCAAAGTATTCAGTAATTGGTGCTTCATCACGAATCAATGGTGTTTCAGCAGCTACCGTACCGTGTGGTGCATGTGTCGGGAAGTCGTACCCACAGGAGCAACAGATTGTCGCCCTGGCGTGGTTATACGCGCCGCAGGCATCGCATAGCTTGACGGGCATGTCGCCGCTCTTAGACCCCTTACGGCGCGGGATACGAGGGTCATTGATAGGCCCAAGTCGCTCAGCATTTCTGGCGAAGTCCAATACCAAGCAGTCTGTCTTTCCAGTTTCGGGCGATGGACGGGTGCCCCGGCCAAGCATCTGTACCCATAGTCCGGGGGACATAGTTGCCCGTAGCATTCCAATACAGTCGATAGCCGGGTAATCAAAGCCTGTAGTGAGTTTCCCATAGTTACAAATTGCCCGTAGCTTCCCGGATTTGAAATCACGAATGGCTTTATCATTGTGGGCATCGGTATGCTTGGAATGCACAGATTCGCAATTAACCCCGAATTGACTAAGTATTTGCGCGGCATGGTCAGAAGTCTTAACCCCGGAAGTAAATATTAACCATGAATTTCTGTTCTTAGCCTTACTAACTAACTCTTCTAGTGCTTGATACAGCACCTTATCTGTTTGGTGTTCAAGAGCTTCCGATTGAAAATCACCTGTCGAAGATACTCTAACATCGGACGTATCAATAACCGCAGTTGTAATTTTAGGTATTGGCGGGCATAAATAACCTTCGGCAATAAGACGATTAAACATTTCATAAGATGTTAAGTCGTAGCAGATATCAGTGAATAGCCCATCATCAGTAATCAAGCCCTGACCCATGCGCCAGGGTGTAGCACTAAACCCAATAACTTTTAGATAAGGGTTTATTTCCTTTAGCCCTCCGATAACCTGTTGGTACATCGTATTATCGTTAGGAGCTACTAGGTGGCATTCGTCGATCAATACTAAATCCCGGTGGCCGAATGCCGTTATGTTCTTGTGAACTGAAGCAACGCCGCCAAATATAATAGGCATCGCTGTATCGCGTTGTTTCAGTCCAGCAGAGTAAATGCCGATTGGAGCTAGCGGCCAAGCTTTCGCCATTCGTTCGGAATTCTGAACTAGTAATTCCTTCACATGAGTCAAGCACATGAATCGTTGATTCGGCCACTGCTGTATTACCCTCTTGATAAAGTTAGCCTGCACATGCGACTTGCCCGTACCCGTGGGCATAGCCACAAGTGGATAGCCGTTTTTATGCTCGAAATAATGAAATATCGAGTCTACGGCTTCGGGTTGGAACCAGTAGTCAAGCATTAATCAACCCACCCATCACCATTAATAAGATGCCATGTACGATGTTTTATAACGTCTACTAGTAGAAATAGTAAATTATTAGATTCGTAATAACCAGCCGAAACTATTAACTTGTATTTCATACTATCGCCTGCCATTGTTCGCATCCCTTAGCGATAAAATCACTAGGAATAGTTTGGTTAAATCTGCGACAGAACCAAGTAGCTTCGTCGCCAGGGACCGCAGCAATACAGCTACGGCAGTTTTTTTGAATTGGTTCGTTGCGGTGACAGACTCCCACGTAATCACAGAATTTGCACTTGTAGAAAGCTTCTGACATTGCGATCTTAGCAGGCGGCACTTCGCTAGTGATAACCGATAGTGCTTTATTTTCTAGCTCTTCGCCAAGCTTCCAATCAAGCTGAACAATCTCGATTGCAATATCATCATCGTTTTTGTTGATGCACATATACAAGGCAAACTCAAGCTGGTACTTGCGACCGTAGCTAGACATTTGCCCGAAGTGTTCGGGTTTAGCTACCCGCACACCTTTTTCTTTGATTGCGTTAAACCCCGATCCTGTAGCATTAGTTTTGAATTCGGCTAACACTAATTTTTGTTTAATATTGTAGCGTTCGGGGAATGAGGCTCGACCGTCAAGCGATCCACCAAAATGCCCGTGCACACCTGACATTCGGAATTGTTTGCCCTCTTCGGTTTGGTCGGTAATGGTGAACCCAATACCACGCAGCCATTCCATGAATCTAGCCTCTTCACGATGGCCGCGATTCCATAGGCGATACATTCGCCCATCGTTAATTTTTTCGTATACCCAGCGAAACGTATACCACAATTCACGGCTGCACTCTTTACCGATTAGCGAGGCGCCTAAGTGATTGCGTTTGCCATCGTGGTATGCAGTGACGCAGTATGCGTCAATGTCCTTGCGAATACGTTCAGCGATGAGCGACCGCGTGCCTACTTGATGTAGGTCAATTACTCCACCGGGCACTTCGCTTGCGGCGCTGTTTTCTAATTTTAATGGCTGTCCGCTCTGCGGCCACTCTTGGAGTAGGCTTTGCACTGTATCGTTCCTCTAGGCGGTCTTTCGGAGTTTGAAGCTTTTGAAAAGGAAAATCCCAATCTTCAGGAATGGGAATATGCGGTTTCATTTTAGAACAATATTTTTAAAACACTTAGAACAAACAGCTTCGTGCTGTAGTGTTAAATCGCAACTATCGTTAATAGTTGTCACCGACAAATAGCAATAGCTGTGGCCGGTAAAGAAACATTTGATCTTTGCCCACATTGGACTACTCCCGAAAAGATCAGGGGCGGGTTAGGCCCCTGATTCAATACTGAGGATTACCGCTGGCCCCAAGGCGGCGCGGCCTGAGTCGCCCCGGCCTGCCAAGCCGGTGCCTGCTGCTGAGGCGCGGGAGCGGCCTGCGGAGGCTGCTGCGGTGCCGGGGCTTGGTTCGGCTGCTGCCCCCAAGCTGGCGGCTGTGCGACCTGTGGTGCAGGCTGAGCGGGTGCCTGCTGCTGTCCACCCCAGGCGGCGGGCTGCTGCGGGGCTGCTGCGGGGGCGCTCGTAGGCGCCGGGAAACCACTCTGAACCTGCGGCTGTTGCTGCGGAGCAAAGCCCTGGTTCATCGGCGCGGCAGCGGGTGCATGTTGAGGCGCGTTAGACTTTCCGGGGTCATTGCCATACACATCTTTGACGCCCTTCACTTCGCTGTACTGCGGATTATCCTTCTGTTTGCCGAACAACGCATTGAAGGGAATGCCGTACAGCTTCGCCAATTCTTCGGTCGATTGGAATTGATAGACGCCCGTAACATGGCAAATAGCCGAAAGCTGGCGAGCGGCGATATCTGCGGCCTGCTGGTTGGCATTCCAAATGTTAAGGCGGTACGGATGAGTACGCCCAGCCATCGGGCCTTCCACTCCGGTCAGTGTCAGCACCAACATACCGCTGCTGCCGTCACTTGTGGGCTTCACTTCGTGGCTCGAAATCGAAACCTTGTGCCAGCCTTCCCACGGCTCCGGGGCCGAAGATGGCGGAACCGCTGCTGCATTAAAATTAAATTGCATTGTAACTACTCCTGTGGTGATGGATTAACCGCGCATGATCTTGTTAAACACATGCGTTAAATCAGGCGGTTCATACATATCTAACGCTCCGCTCCGATCCTTCGCGTCATTCAAATTATCGCGTTGAGTACGCAAGGCTAAATAATCCTTTCCGTCTGCTGCGCGAAATGTGCAAAGCTGAAATACCTCATCAAAAAAATAAGGTACTTGTTGTTTGAGTTTGTTCCCAGGCATCATGGGTGAAAATCTAATAACACCTGTCGCATCTTTATCTTGTTCTTGTTTAGCGACGAAGTAAACATGTTTGTTCGGCATATCACGAAATGCACGAAACAAGCTAATCATATCGTCTTGATGTTCGGGGTACAACTTGCGTGGGTCTTTTTGCTTTTTACGAAGTCCAGAAAGAACAACTTCGCCGATTTCAGATACGCTATCCAAGCAAAAAGTATCAAATGATTTTGCTTCGTGAGACTTCATTACCCACAAATATGCATCCACTAGAGCATCGTAGCTGGATACTTCGATATACGGTGTGTTGCTTTTGCGCAGGGAAAGTAGGCCAGCTTCGCAGCTAAATACCAAGGGGCGAGGCGCTGTTGCGCAGAGTCGCGTCTTACCAATACCGCTAGGCCCATAGCATACACACTTGACCCCCTGCTTAGAGTCAAGGTTCGCGGTATTTTGAATTTGAACAGGCATTAGTATTTGGCCCTAATTTCTAGAATATTGTCAGTTACTTCAAATATACGGTTGCCGACGCGAATAGATCGAAGACCTAAAACTGCCATGTGCCTGATGATTTTTGTGTCTGAGTACAATGGGTATCGTTCGCAGAATCTAACGAGTTCTACTAGGTATTTGTGCCACTCTTCGTAAGACATGGTACTAATTCGCCCTTTGATACTTTTTCTAGTGTATCTAGTGCAGACTCAAGACGCCAAAGAATAATGTGCATCGTTGCTGCTGGAAACTTGTTCTTCCCTACCCCTCTTTCTAGCGTGGCTCTTGCAATCGAAATCTCGCGGGTTAGCTCGCTGATTTGCTCATGCAAAGGGGCAGGTGCTTTGTTCATTCCTTCGGAGGCGGCACAATTTCGATAGAAGCTTGGCCCGGTTTGATGGTCAATACCTGATCGACAACCCGCTTATCAGATTCAGAAAGCAAGCGGTAAGACGAGACAGAAAGTACAGGTTCCCACTTGATCAAATCATCAGGGGCGGCAGGCGACAACTGATCCATCATTGCTTCCGTATCAGCCTGTGTACCCAGCTTGTAAGTCATCGGCTTTTTACAGCGCAGCTTCCAGCCGCCGCCTAGCTCGATGGTTTCGCTACCCTCATCCTTGCCTTCACCGAACAAGGATTTGATTACCTTATTTCTAAGGTTAATCTCCCAGGACTTGACTTGCTTGTAAAAGCTTTCAAGCTGGTTCCATTGGGTTAGGAGTTCGTTTTGTTCAGGAGTCATTAATACTTTTTCCCATCAGATTTAGCCCGATTTTCGGGCTTATGGTCGGCACGCTTGGAATTGTACACAAGCTTTTCATACATAGCGCCGCCAATATCCAAATCCAGGCGACCGCACAAATCAAAAATACGAATTAATGCATCGGCTAGTTCTACTTCGACTGATTTACGATGCGGCAGATGTTCGTCAATCTTATTTTTGCGGTCGCCTTCCATCGCTTCGGCAACCTCAGAAACAATTAGCATTAACTTTTCGCCCACATTCGGTACGATCAGTTCGCCGGATTTTAGATCGTGCCACCAGCCCGAAGCCGCAGCACTGTTATGGCAAATGTCTCGAAGTATGTTTACTTCATCCGCAATTTCGTAGCGGTCAACGTGTTCAATTGTGGGCTTAGCAACGAGTTTCATTTTATCTCCCTAAGCTTTGAGAAAGTTGCTCGCGCATAATCTTCATGGCTTTCTTTCGGCCTTGATACGAGCCAGGAGAGTAGCCACGCGAATAAAGCGGAGTTGGGTTAGGTTCACGAACATGATTAATAGCTTTTATCATGCAATCGTAACAGCATACAACTAATTCATAATGATCGTGAAGAAACGTGCGAGCATGGTCTATGTTTATAAAATGCCAGTTGTTTAGTTGCTTCCCGCACCATGACTGCCGGGTATGTTCACCGGGTTTATAAATACACCTTACTATCGGTGCACTCATGGTTGTTAGGTTGGAACGCAGATATCGAAAACATTCCAGCGGGCGAGTTCGGCTTTCTTAGTCAGCCGACGAACTACAACGGTGCGAATGTGTTCCACTCGAATGAAGCGCCCCTTCATCGCACCGTTTTGAATCGTGGTATCGCGCGGTCCAATCTGGCGGGCAATGCTACGGCGTGACTTGCGGCGTTGATGCGAGTTCATGAGTTAATCTCCAATAGTTAGATAAATCCAGCACCCCGATCCTGCCATGCCCGTTATATCCGTGTCAAGTCCCGACGCAGCGTTGTATGCCGGATGTGTTTCTGTTACCGTCTGTCCCCTACCGAACACTAGACCAAAAGGGCTACAGGATGCAAACTAGCCGTTTACGCGACCGCACAGTAGAACTTCTAAAGTCTCGCCCGCGCACCGTTCGCTATAAGGATATTTCGGCGGATACGGGCCTTTCCCCCAGGTGGCTAGAAGATTTTTCCCAAGGAAAGGTCGCTGAGCCTAGTGTTATCAAAGTCGAAGCTTTATATGTTTACCTAACGGGTGCTGAGCTATCTCTATGAGCTATGCCAATATACCCGACGAACTTAAAAGGTATCGTCAATGGGTAACTTGGATGTATGATGAAAGGCAAGGAACTAAGCCCACAAAGGTACCGTATAACCCTAATAATCTTAAACAATTAGCTGAAACAGATAACTACACAACTTGGGGCAGCTACGAAGAGGCTGTATCCGCAAGCCGCTGGTGTTCGGGTATTGGGTTTGTTCTAACCCAAAATGATCCGTATGCGTTCATTGACTTGGACGATACCGAAGGTAACGCCGATCAATTGCGGCGTCAAATCTCAATTTATAAGGCATTTAATAGTTACAGTGAAAAAAGCCCTAGCGGCAATGGTCTACATATCATTGTAAAAGGCTCCGTACCTGCGGGCCGAAAGCGCAGCCATATTGAAGTTTATTCGTCTGGTCGATACATGACAATGACTGGTAATGTATTTGAGCCTAAACCTATTGCTGAACGAAACGAACTACTTAATATTCTGTGGGGAGAAATGGGTAGTGGCGCCGCTGTGTATTGTTACAGTGGTGATCAAGACCAAAAAGCAACCGACGAACAAATTATTAATCAAGCTTTAGTAGCAGACAACGGGGAAAAATTCAAGAAACTAATGTCTGGTGATCGCACTGACTACCCTTCATGGTCAGAAGCGGACCAAGCGTTGATTAATATTATTGCTTTTTACACACAGAATCGTGCACAGATTGAGCGTATATTTAAGCGTTCGCCGCTAGGTCATAGAGACAAAGCTAATCGCTCTAGCTACATTAAATACACAATTAATCGAGCATTCGATAGAATGCTACCGCCTGTTGATATTGACGGACTTCGTAATCAAGTTGATTTAACTCTTGCAAAAGGGGGCATGGCGAAATCGGTAGACGCAGCAGACTTAAAATCTGCCGGCCTTAACGGTCATCCCGGTTCGAGTCCGGGTGCCCCCACCACGCCAATTGTTGCTGTACCCACAATAGACACTAACCCCTACATTCCGCCGCCAGGACTGGTAGGAGATATTGCAAATTTTATTTATAGCGCGGCCCCCAGGCAGGTACCGGAGGTCGCCCTAGCTGCCGCCATCAGCTTCATGGCCGGCATCTGTGGGCGCGCATACAATGTTAGTTCTACAGGATTAAATCAATATATTCTTTTGCTTGCCCCAACAGGATCAGGCAAGGAATCTGCTAGTTCAGGTATTGATAAGATCATGGCTAGTCTAAAGCTACAGATACCATCAAGTAGTCAGTTTATTGGCCCTGCGGAAATTGCATCGGGCGGCGCGCTACTTAAATACTTATCTGGAACTTCAACTTGCTTTTTGTCTATTGTTGGTGAAATGGGGTTGCGACTTCAGCAGCTTTCAGGCCGTAATGCGACTTCCGCTGAAATACAACTTAAGCGTGCTATTTTGGACCTGTACAATAAATCAGGCCAGGGTAATATGCTTCGTCCTAGTGTGTACTCAGATACACTTAAAAATACTCAGCCTGTAGAAGCACCAAATGTTTCAATACTTGGTGAGTCTACGCCAGAAGAGTTTTACAAAATCGTAGATGAAGCAATGGTTAGTAGTGGATTACTGCCTCGATTCACGATATTTGAGTACGAGGGCAAGCGGCCAGATTTAAACGAAAACCATGCTTCTATTTATCCAACACCTGAATTATCTTCCCGTATTGGTACGCTAATGGCTAACTGCCTAGCTTTGATGCAGGCTAATAAAGTCATAAATGTAGCTTATACTCCGGAAGCTGAAAAGTATTTACGAGAGTTTGATAAGTTTTGCACCAAACAAATCAATGGTGCAGGGGGCGAGTTAACTAAACACCTTTGGAACCGTACCCACATTAAGGTACTTAAACTATCTGCCCAGGTCGCAGTAGGATGCGATTTTTATGCGCCCACAATTACGATGGATATGGTGAATTGGGCTAAGCATATTGTTATTACTGATGTTCGTAAAATGCTTGCTAAGTTTGAGCAAGGGGTAGTTGGTGAAAACAATAACGAAACTAATCAAATAAAATTATTATCTACAGCAATTAAACAATACTACCAATATACGCTTTCTGAGATTATGGCGTACTCCGTACCAGCTAACTTATTTAATGATAGGGTAATACCTTACGCTTATCTTCAGCGTAGACTGGCGCCTAATAACATTTATAGACAAGATAAATTAGGTTCCACAAGCGCGATTAAACGCGCTATTCAGATTATGGTGGATAGTGGAATACTTAGGGAAGTACCTAGAGAAACTTTGACAAGTAAGTACGGTACCTCAATGAGGGCTTTTGCTGTATCGGATATGGGCGCGTTAAATAATTAAATTATTCTTTATTACTTTCTCGTCCAGTTGCAGGGCCATCTTCGATAAGCCTGTTCGACACCGGCACCGTCTCCCGCGTCAGCACCGGGTTATCGATCATGGCTTGGCTCTGGCTAATGCCGTGCTTACGCGCCAGTTCATCCAGCGCCGCCCACGCACGATCCGGAAGCGTCACAAGCATTGAAGTCTTCGGCTCGTTGCTCACGGCTTTACTCCTGGGGCTGCGGCGATCATGGCGCGGTAGACCCATACGGCCCACGATCCTTTCGGAGCATGACCGTCCGGTATCCGTGGCGCTGAGTCTTTGTCTGCATTGAACCACGGCTTTGTGGTCATCATTTCGGGAAATGGTGCATCACGGAACAGCAACGGTTCTCGGCCTGCCGTCCACATTTCGACAGTCGGCTCCCTCGGCACGCACACATACCCATGCGCTGCGGCAAGCTGCTGGGCCAGGGCGAGGCTGTAGGCGCGGTCTTGCAGGGCGGTGGAGAGCATGGCTTCCCACACTTTGATGCAGCGTGGTGCTGATCCATTAGAACGATGCATAGCCATGCGCCCTTCACTGATCATGTCGCTGGTCGGCGCAAGCGGGGGCAGCGTGGGGGCGGTCATTTCCCCACCTCGCAAACCTTCACCCCACTCCCCGGCTGCGACGTGCACGCGCGGCCATCGCTGGTCGTTGAGTGGGCGTAGGGGTCTTGGGTGGCGCAGCCTGTTAGCAGATAGGCAATCACCAATATAGCACCGACAATGGAGTATGGCAGTACTAAGTAAATCCTATAAATCATACCCATAAATAAACTCCTAAATAAAAGAAACCCCGGAAGTGCACACGGGGTTAAGGCTCAGGGTTCAGTTAACTCTTACAGATCGCGCCACACGCGGGCGCCCTTGACGTTGTTTTCGACAACGCTACGGACAATGAAGTGGCGAAGCTGCTTCGTCTTGGGCTTGGTACCGCCCTTGCCATCGGGCACCATTTCGCCAGGAACCACTTCGCTGTACTTCTGGTTCTGTGCGCTGATCGTGCTTGCCAGAGTCTTCGCCGGGGTCGGCTTGGCTTCGGTAGCCGGCACAAAGAACGACTGATCCTTCAGCATTGCGTCAAACGGGTAGATGCTAGTACCAGCACCGCGACCGCCGCGCTTCGCTTCGGGAATCGGCACGCCAGCATCCACGGTGAACTGCACTTTTGCAGCGGTAGGCGCGACAGCCGGGGCCGCAGGCAGGGTACCGAAGCCACTTACGGCAGGGACAGTAGCCGGCACGGCCACCGAAGCCTTGTACGCTTCAATACCGGCAGCAGTCGCGCGCGTAGCAACGCCGTGGGTGGGGTCAGCCATCGCGGAATTGACTTCGACCAAGCCAGCGGAAACGGCAGCAGCATGGACGGCAGGATGCGAATAAATGAAAGCGCCGGCAATCGTTGCGTCAACGACAGCCTTCAGGAACGCGGGGTCAACTGCAACACCAGCAGCCGGGGTAGCTGCGGCGGTTTTGGTCTTCGGCTTTGCCATGTGTATCTCCAAGTGAATGAATTAGGTCAAACAGCGCAGTAACAGTACAACAACTAATTTGCCGTGTCAATGAATTGTGATACGCAAATTTCGCCAATGACTATCAGCCTCGATTACACACATTGCATGTAAGTGCAGCAACAAAGCACCTGCAATTTTGTTTTGTAAAAGCTGGCTTTTCTGCATACGAGCGTATTGGGCTAAAGCGTAGTCCGCCAATAAACTGGATTCGAGCGCGGCCAGAAAGAATATATTATCCATTGTTGTTTTCCTTTTTAATAAAACGTATAACTGCGCGTGCATGTGGGCAGCTTGCGGACATAGCATTTACTACGCCCTGACAAAGAGTGCATCGTGCCTTTTTCTGTTGGGGATAATACCAAACATTACAACTATCCCAAATATTAGTTCCGAATTTAACTTCATACACTTTGGTATCAGAATCAAATTGCTCAACTGGTTTAACTTTGTAATACATAATTAAAATCTCAATCTCGATTTAATAATTTCAATTCGATTTGTAAAATAATTTTAAATTAGTTTTTTATAAATGAAAGTTAGGAAAATTCAATAGGAAATCGGAAACCAAAAATGAACCGGAAAAATTTGTAAATGCTCTTAGAAGCTCGACCAACTTTCCGGCCCTGGTGCTGGCTGACCGCTAGCCGGGGCGGCGGGCGGGCCGCAGCCGCCTAGCTGCACAGCCGTACAGTACTGTACATTTAAACAGTACTGCACAAAAAGACAGTAGTTTCGGAATGCGAATAATTATTATTCCTGTTTTATTTCCGGCGCCGAATACAGCGGCAGTACGTCTACTCTGCGAACAGGAATAGGCTTGAATATCCAGCGCAGAACTGGCGCGCCCCATGACTCAACTAGCTCTAGCTCGGTGTGCGTAGCTGCGCCCTCAGTGTGCGATTGATTAAAAATAACTTGGTTCATTAGTTCGTTGGTCCGGTAGTCCAGGCTTGAGTTTCGGTACCTTCGTCTTCCGCTTCATCGTCTTTGGTCTGGTAAGGACGATGTGCCCACAAGGGACAGACTGTGCGGCTGCATTCGCGCACGTCTTTACGAAATCCTGCTTCAATTGACTCGTCCGTGCACCCCATGCAATGCGCGCACATCGCCGTTACAGCGGCGCGCAGTCCAGGCTTAGCCCGGTACTTGAGGATCGGATTAGTTTGCTTAGGGCCGCGCTCCGCGCCTTGCCGTGCGGCTTGCATTGCGGCGATGTGTTCGGGTGATAGTGTGCGTGCCATTGTTAGCCCCCTTTGGCCGTGCGCCGAGATTGGACAACATAGCGGGCAATTGCGGCGATTAGTGCCTCCGCTTCGTCGCAATTATCAGGCGTCCAATTCTTTTCCAGTGTCCAAACAAGTTTATGGCGGCAAGCGGTATAGGCACGGTCGATAGCTTCACGCTCTAGCTCAGACAATGACTCATACAGCCGATGATTGGCGCTGTCTTGCTCTGTCATGCTCATAAATATTAATCCTCAATTAATGCAGCGTTTTGGTATGTAGGGTGAATGCAGCCATTGACCTAGCGGCCAAGTTTGATGAGACGTATAGCAGTGTCCAGCGTCTACTATTTCGGACTCACCTGGGAACAAAGTATTCGCATACCATTCCGCATCAGACCTAAACTGCGGAGCGTGGTATAGGCCATTAGGCGCTGGCGTAAACGCCCACCTGGGAACATGCTCCATAGTGAACCGAAATATGTATTGCTCTTTAGCGCGCTCAAAGCTGATTATTCTAGCCATTAGCTTGCCCCTGTAGAGTGTAAATGCTGCGCTTAGTACCCTCATAGTAAATCGCTACAGCTACAGGGTAGCCGTCTGGATCAAGCCAGACGTTAGCCTTACCTATTTGGTAACAGCCAGTATTCGATAGCGCATAATGTTTGCGCAGATAATCGGATAACTCATGGTCTGTCATACTCGTTAGTACTAAATTACCTTTCGGATAAGTCATAAATAATTATTTCCTTTCGGTGTGCCCGCCAGCCTTTAGCAAGGCAACGGTAGTAAAGCAATCGTCTGCGGTAGCAAACACAAGGCGCTGTAGACCTACTACTACACTCCATTTATCTAAGTCTTCTAGAGTTAGCTCATTAGAGCGGTTAATGATGTGATAGGTAATTTGTTCGGGCGTGTAGATTCGGGCAAGCATTAGGACACCGCCCCGTATTCGATAGCCAAAATTGGCTCTCTAGTACCCCTACAAACGATGACAAGGTTATAGCCGTCGTCTTCGATTGCCACGCGCCCCTTGGATTCGTTAGATAGGTAATTTTCCTCACGCAAGAATGCGAGAATGTAGCGAGTAGGTTTATCCAGCAAGGCGGCAGGTACGCGGCCTCGCTTGAACCATTGATTCCATACCCAGCTATAACCTTCGCGCCATGCGTCAATGGAGAGTAGCTGTATCGTGTTTTCGGTTGACTCGTTCATGATTAATTCCTAATTAAGTTTTCGTAGCAGGCTTGCGCCTGAGCTTCGGACGCAAACAGATGCCAACAGCCGGTAACGATGATTGCCCATTTGCCGATATCCTTGCGGCGCAAATTGGAGTAGGTAACATCGTTCGCGGTAACTTGGAATGGAGCGGATACTTTCATGTGGGCACGCTCCTACCAGACCTGAGACGGCGCGGCAACCTTCCAGGCTTGAACCGGAGTAGCCACGGGAGGCGCTACAGCGGCGCCAGACGGGCCTTTAGGATTCAGCTTAGGGGTAGGTACCAATGCAGCCTTGCGGCCTCCCTGCGGCCCGTTCTGAGACGCTGGCGGCATGACAATCGGTGCAGCGGCTTCGATAGCCTCAGCGACAGCCTCATCCTGCATTGCAGCTAACACTTTAGCGTGCACGCGCAAGCTATGGACTGAGCCAGCCGCGCAAAACTTGCAGAGAGAATCGGGGTAGATACCATTGATAAACAAATTCATAATTAATAATTCCTTCTGTGTCGGGTTAGGGTGAATCCCGAAAGGGCCGCTCAGCTAGCCGGCCCTTTGAGGCTGCATCCTACGCCGCTTTGAGTAGCTCCAATAAATCATCTGCCTCCTGCTTAACAGCCGCCGCCCACCGCGCCGACCATGTCGGCGATGCCGCCGCCCACCGCCCCGTCCGCGCCCGCACAGCCGCCTCCGCCGCCGACCGCGCCGCCGCCGCCGACCGCGCCGCCGCCTCCGCCGCCTCCGACCACGCCGCATCAGGTAACGGGCAATTCTTACCTTCTACTTCAGCATAGTGCAGCGCTTTGACTTGCTCAATCGCGGCAATCGTTTGATTGATTACAGCGTCAATTGCCGTACCATGCTTTTCTAGCATTGTACGTTGCAGTACGATTAGCCGATCCAAGCGGCGAATTGCAAGCTTATGACGGACAGGCTCAACGTTAGCCCCGACCGGAATAGCACGCAAAAACTTAGCCGGCCATTTCATCGCTTCAGCTTTGGGGAGCGCCTCGAATAGGTAATCCTCAAGCCGCGCAAGCCATACAGGCAACCCTAGCTCGATTGGATATCTAGCATGGTCATATGCTTCCAGGGTGCAGCCGACAGCGCACCCCTTACCGTTTTTCCAGCCAATACCCTGTATCAATGCATCTCATCTTGACCGCGTTAGCTGATTCGTCCATGAATCAGCTAACACTGTCTTGTGACAGTTTAAGCCGCAACTAGCTGCCGTGCCACGTTCCAGGCTTGGGCCTTAATATCAGCGCCAGCGCCGAACATGGCCGATACTGCGCGTGCATCGTCCGTGTGCTGGGTACCTACGTGGTCGATATCGTAGGTGACGGCATTCAGCGCACCCCACAGAGTACCGTTAGCTGTGGGCAGGGAGGCGCCGGGCGACGAAGTGTAGGACGGAATCACGCGGCGCAGCATCCGCTCTACTTGCTTGCGGGTTTCCTCGTCTTCGTTCATTTCCTCAACGGTCTTGCCATCGCAGTAAACCCTGCTGAAGTAATCCTGCACGGCAACGGGATCGATTGAGTACCGCGCCATTTCATCGGCCAGCTTCATACGTTCGGCAAAGCTATCCAAATTCAACGCAAGATCAGACTTCGATTGATTGTACTGGGTGCGATGCGAAGTTTTAATCTTGGTGACACCCTCTTCGCCAAGCGCGGCTTGCAGGGTGTTCCAGCACACAATGCGCGTGTCCGAGAAAAATTCAATGGTACGCATGGAGCCATCGAAGGATGAACCGAAATTGATATGCGAGCGCACCAAGTCATCGCCACCCTTGCCGTTGCTGACATTGTGCTCCGCCGAAGTCTTAGCGGTCGCAACGATGATGCGGCCACCCTTCAACGCCATCGCCGTGGACATGGTAGCGCCGATCTTTTTAGCGCGGTCCATCATGAGGGCCAGCGCCTCTTTGGGTTGATGATGCACATTGAATTTCGCCGAGACGATTGCGAGCGGCGCCTGCGAATCGGTGCGGAAGATGACGTGCTGTTCGGGCCATTCCACCAAGCCCGTGCCATCCGTTGCAATCGGGCCGGTAGCAAAGCGCACCTTGGAGCGTTGCACGATGTAGTCCAGGCCGGACTCAGCAGCCATCGTGTCCAAGTTATTCAGGTCGCTGAACGCCTTGCCCAGGCCATGCCACGCCGCGCCATGCTCCGCGTTGTAGGCGAAAGCAGGGCCGTTAGTCATATCGAGATTGTGTGCCATGTATCGTTACTCCGAATAGATGAATGAAGTGGTTAAAACGTACCGCAAGAGAATAATACCTGAGAATTTATGCAGGCGTCAACAGTCTAGCTATTTTGGTAGACAGCCTATGCGCTTCGTTCATTGCATATTCCAGTTCGCTATGCACTTCGGTACTGCCTTGTCCGTCGCTAGAGAGTACGCCCACATTGCTAAAGCGTTGCAAAATCGGCAATATCGCCGCAATATGCAGCATACCAAGCGCCCTCTATTAGAGCGCGACCTTTGCTATCCGTGATCATGATTGCTACCCCTTACTTAAACTATGTTAGTGATTGAACCATTAAACCTAAACGTAGCGGCCTATTGCTAGGCCGCTAGAGTTAGATTGTTAGGCGCGCTCGTTCTTGATCTGTGATACCGCATGCTCTGCGATATCGCCACAAAAAGACTGACCAGTGCGCTTCACCGCCAGCTCCACTATTCGCACTAGTTCCCGACGATGCCGGGTGCAGGCGCAGCCGCTGTTGTACCTGACATCGATGTAAGAGGCATGGGCATCGCACCAATCACATATTTTGTGCATGTAGATGTACTCCAGTTAGTTAGTTAACAAGTAAAGAAAGGGGGGTATTGGGGTCATTCCAGCCAGCCAGTTCGCCTTTACGGTGTCAATCAAGCGATAGGTAATCGTATTGTGCTGGCAGCGGCTTGAGGAGGGATTCAGCGGGCGCTGTAGGCTTTGGCGAGCTGCACGGCAAGCGCATAGGCTTCGGCGAATGTGTCGCAGTCCGGCACCTGCCAGCCGCGGCCATCGGCAGTCGGCTGCTCGCACGCCAGCGGCGCGAACACACGCGGGAAGCTGTAGCCGGAGTGACGGTGCGACACTTGGTAGCGTCCGCCCTGATCGTAGTTGCTGCGCCGGCGTATCCAGACTTCGTTCGGGCAGTTCGGGGCGGCAACGGTCCAGCGGGCGCCGTAGGGAGATGTTGCGCTGTCACCACGGTCGGGGTAGACACGCACGGCATCGGAACTGGCGCGCCAGATGCCGAACGCCTGCAGTAGCGGCCTAGTAGCTTGAATCGGTGTTTGCATGTGCTGCTCCTTCTCGGTTCGTCGCCCTGACTGCATGGATATAGTAGTTAGTTTGTACCGCCCGTTAATTATAGCAAGGATAATAGTTTTAGACCTACCGTTCGTCGGCTAGTTAAAAAATAGTTTAGGCAATGGTGCTTTGGTATTCGGATGTTGCGAAGTCGTCTAAGAGTACACTTGTACACTTAGTTATCCACAGATGTGACTATCAAGCATTGGTTAGTAATAGGTTTAGTTAATAGTTAGATGAATGAGTGATATTGATTGATACTGATCATATAACGTGATTGAAGTTAGTTCGATTGAGATACAGAAAACTCTTACATTGCCTCCGAAAGGTTTCTGTAAGTTTGTCATCAAACTGTAACAAAAGTGTCACAGACTCACGTAAAGATGGGAGAAGGTCCCGGTGACGTACAAAAAAATAATTGACGTATAAACAGACCTAGCTTTATAAGTCATTGATTCGTCCGGGGCGTATAACAAAATTAAGGAATAATCTAAACTGACTCTCTCACACCCTCTTACACCCTCTCAGCGAAAATTCACATAACTAGTTAGTTATTGATCTTAGGTATTGTTTTAGATGATTGGAATACATATTGTTTCATGATTGCTCTTAGGTCGTCTTTTACTCTCTCTTTATTATTATTATTATTTATGAATATAAAATAAGAGTAAGAAAACAACAACTTAGCGGGCTAGATCGGACTATATAAAATAATCTGGTGGCGACGAGCTAATTGTGGGCATAAACTCTCTTTCCGCACGTCATTTACGAGGGGGTTACCATGCGCTCTACTTTTGTTCGTCTAGCCACCGAAGCAGGCGTCCTGCATCGCATACGCGCTGATGATCCAGGGTGCACATTCTGTAAGGCGCGCGGTCGAATTCCCAGCCTCATTTACATTGATGTTCGCTTCGCGTACTACGCGCCAGACTCAATGTATTGCGGCAAGTGTTTTCCGACTGGTGCTGATCCTCACACCATTAGCCGCGCTCGTATGGCGCTGCTACATGAGGCATTAACTGCTGCTAGTTCTGTTGAATGGGCTAACGAAATTCACAATCAATTATTAACTCTCGAATCGGGTGGCGATCCGCGCCGTTAGTGCGCACATGCCGCTCTGCTTTACATAATTGCTATTATGCGAAGTAGTTGCGGCTGCGTTATCGTCTGCTTAAGCAGCTAATCTCAATCTCGGTATCTCGATTCTGAAATCTGAATCTGAATGTGAATACGAATGATAATAAGAATCATTCTAATTTACCGAGCCTTCACGCCGCGTCTTGACAACCCGCCCCCACCCCCGTAAGAATGCTGCGCGAATGGGACTCCGCCGCTCCGAAGCAGGGGATGCGTAGCGATGACTAACCGTTCTTAAATTATTATTTTAAAAAAATTTTAAAAACTTGACTGTGTAAGCGTAAGAGTGTTACGTTTGTTTTATGAGCCGCCCTAAATATCTTGGTGTTGAGTCTCCGCGTGAGACGGCTATTCGTTTAGGCCAGAAAACTTACCAAGCTATGATTGCTTGTGTTGTATGCGGTGGCGTTGAGCGAACAGTTGCAGGGTATCACTGCACTGTTTGTAAAAAGATTAAAGATGCTGCGAGATACACCGACAGCACTAAACTACAAAAACATAAGATATACCAAAAACAATGGCGAATAAGTAATGCAGATAGTGAAGCTGTTCGCCGTAAAAAATGGTCTATAGATAACCCCGAAAAAGAATTAGCTAACAAAAGGGCTAATGAAAATAAACGTAGAGTAAGAAAATTGAAAGTAGTATCTGATCAAATAAATGATTCTAAAATTAAGGAATTATTTGCGGAACAATGGGGTACGTGTTATTGGTGTTTTGCCCCCTTAACTGATTATCATTTAGACCACATCACTCCTATTAGTCGCGGGGGTACCGATCTTATTAGCAACTTGTGTTTAGCTTGTGTTAAGTGTAATTTGCAGAAACATAACAAGTTGCCTATTGAGTGGTATTTCACATCTGGGTGCCGAGCGATTCGTAGCTTTGAAACAATCAAACGCGCATACCTACTCAATACCTAAAAATTTTCTAAACTATTGTACGAACTCTATTACCGAATTTATTTTCTAAAATTTTTTAGAACTAATTTATGAATAACACTCCCTTGAATCGTTACCAACTTAGCCTGCACCCTGATATTGACCGAATTCAATACAGGCAATTGGGCGAACAAATCAAAGGTATTAGTTGTCCTCGTACCAGAAGCAAACTAATGGATATACGTATAGACATGACCGTTTCTGCTGCTTACTACATTAACTGGAAGATGTACGAAGCTGCTATGCGTCAAATCGACTCTATTCTTTGGCCGGAGGGTTATCTATGAAATTTGTAACTGCGAAAGATTTATTACCTAAATTAATTACTCGCTGGAATCACCAGCATCCTAAAGAAAACGAAACTGCAAAAATTTTGTTACAGTTACAAATAAGCGGTAAGCTGACTAACGAAACTGCTGCTCAAGCTATTGGTAACAAAGCCTGGACATACTTAACTTGCCAAGCGTGTGAAGAGTCTGTACTTGAAGCTATTCACGTTTGCAACGATCCTGAAGGCGGTAGTATTAACCTTTGCTATGACTGTATTGCTGCTGCTAAAACCCTTGCTGATCGACATGAATTTGGAGCCGGCTACTAATGAACTCAAATGAACTTTACAACGCTCGTCTTCGTTGCCTTGAGTTAGCTTGTATGTATCAAGTAACAAATAATAAACTAGGCAAACCAATACCGTTCGACTCTAAGTTAGCTGTTGCCGATGCCGAAGTGATGTACAAGTTTATGCTCCGTAACGGTGGGGCTAAGCCTGATGTTACTTTCAGGCACTTGACGGAGGCGCCATGAGTCGCACCTTAGCCCGCGAACTCATCAACGCCCACGAAGAGAAAGACGAAGCCTACAGGCAGCGCAATCACCTAGTTGCTGCCCTGGCTCGTTTATTCCCTAGCGGTATCCGCAAGACTAGTATTGTGGGCTGGTTACCCGACTGGCATAACTGCTGCTTCATTGACTTGCCCACAGGTCAAATAAGTTACCACTACCACGACTCCGAAGCCTACTTATTTGAAGAACTCCCTGCTTACGAACGTGAATACGATGGGCATACTAAAGAGGATGTTCACGAACGGTTGCGCAAGCTTCGTAAGGGGCTATCTCTTAGGGAAGCAATTATTATGGCATGGGATGGTTAATACCTATAAGCACAAACTTAATTTCTTTTATAATTAATCATCGGAGCAATTATTTATGGAAGTTCAAAAATCACATCACAATAATCTTGCCTATACCGTTGCTTTACATTGTACTGATTATGAAATTGATATTCTTAAAGACTCACTAGCGACAATGGTTAGTGCACAAGGGGCATTGGTAGCCGATTCAACCGGGATGCCCATAGAAGCTTTTAAGGCCGCAGTTAGTAAATTAAAGGGTATTATTGATTTACTATACGCATTGGATAGTATTTAGGTATGACCCCCGAACAATTAGCTAACTCTGGTACTGAACACGGCCACCAAGCTGCAATCTTCTGTTGGTCGCAGCAAAACGAACGCTGGTACCCCGAACTGAAATGGCTTTTCGCCATCCCGAATGCTGGGGGTCGGGGGTCCGATGCCACTGGAAGAAAGATTTTAGGGGCAAAAATGAAGGCAGAAGGTGTCAAGCCTGGGGTGGCCGACCTGATGCTCCCTTGCTCGCGTGGCGGCTTTCTTGGACTTTTTATTGAATTAAAAAAGACAGGTGGCACGGCGTCGAGCGAACAGCTAGACTTCGGCGCAGCGATGCTTGCAGCCGGGTACTGTTGGAAGCTTTGTGTGGGCTACGAGCAAGCAAGGGATACATTGATTGCTTACCTAACTAATCAACTAACTATTTCATAAATGCTAGTTCAACAAATAATTGACGCTGCAAAGCGTTGTTTAGAAGTCAACAAAGAACTAGTTGACTGCTCGCCTATTTTGGTAGAAGGCGGTGAGCCTTTGGTTATAATTGATTACCAAAAAGAACTTAACGAAGTTATCAACTCCCTAATTAAACAATGAAAGCCGAAACTCATAAGACTCTGCTGAATGCTGTAAACGAACTGTGCGAACGCGAACAAGTTCCCGCACACGCTGAAAAAATCCTCTTTGCGATTGTTGATCTTGCCCATGAGGTAACGGGTAATCTGCATCGCATTGCCGAAGCACTCACCGAGATTGCTTTTCAGAAACGAAACGGTAGTTAATTTATTGGAGGTTATTTATGCTTAATGGTAAATTGAAAGTTATTAATGCTTTATTTGCTATTGCTGATGGGGCAGAAGTACCGGACAAAGATCATGGGGTGTGTTTTAATTCTTGTTTAATGGCAAATACTAAAGTATTGGAAGATAACTTACTACCAGTTAATACTGTAGTAAGTTTATATGGTACACAATTTCCATTAGAAAAAGAATTCGGTGAACAATTTGATACAGATAAAAACAAATGGGAAGGGGAGCGCGGCGAATTTAGACGCAACTTAGCTGGCTTTGTTGCCGCTGAGTTGCAATGGAGGCTTGGACATGAGTAAGAATGTCTTACCCTTTAAGCGCAAAGCTTCTCCTCGTAACCCCACTAAGCCTAAGTCTGCTTCTGTAGTTCAGGAAATGGACTATGGGCATACCTGTAGTCTCAAGGGCTGCGGGGCTGAAGCCAAATGGACAGTGGTAGCGAAGATTTGGGCCAAGATAACGCCCAACAATGCTCGCACCAAAGACAACTGCCTAAAGATGGCTTGTGGTGTTGTAGCTTGCGACGAACACCGCTCTAAGCTGCCTGAAGTCGTTGTACACTTCATGAAGACTCAGGCCGATAATTTGAACAAAGCTATTCGTGCTGCTAATCGCGGCGAGCCCGATCTTGATAACTACCGCTCTGAAATTCTTAGTATCGAAGAGGCTAAGAACGATCAGCAGATGGCGAAGGGGTGATTCGTGGATAAAATATCAATTGCTACTCCTAATGGCTATAAAGATGTTGATGCCATTCAACCCGAACTCCCGCTCAAGCAAACTGCCGAAGAGAAAGCAAGTGAAGCTCTTGCTAAATTGGGTAATTGCAATGTTGATTTGGTACTTCGCGCTTTGCGTGGTGCTGGCTTGGCTATTGTCGAATTAGAGCCGCAAGAGAATTTTGCGAATGCTCCTGTGTCAATTGCCGAATTACGGTCTGATCGAAACAATTCGTGTATAGATTGGACTCCGCGTGACATGCTTATTTGTATGCTGCGGGAACACGATAGCGGTAAAACGGTACTTGAAGACGCTATCTTGTGCTACAAACGAAAAGTAAACGAAGACGAATTTGGCTATTCTTATGTTTTGGCAGGAAATGGTGATATTTGCTTTGCCATGCTGCATATGACTTCTTATAGGCTAAATTTAAAAGTTTTTGGGTAATTGATCCTGCGGCTGCGAATCGGCATAATCAGCCATGCCAATTCAGCCGCCAATGCAGTACAGCCTTAACGGACTCGCCTTTACGGAGCAATTCGAGGGGTGTAGGTTCGAGGCTTACCCTGACCCAGCTTCGGGGGGCGACCCCTGGACCATTGGCTACGGGCATACCGGGCCTGAAGTTGTACCTGGGCTCGTCTGGACGCAGGACCAATGTGATGCTGCCCTGCTGCGTGATGTGCAAGGCTGCGTCAATAACGTAAACCAATTTGTAAATGTGAAGCTAACTCAAGGCGAATTTGATGCCCTGGTAGACTTCGCGTTTAACTGTGGGCAGCGTAATTTAGATTCATCTACGTTGCTAAAGTTGGTTAACGAAAACGATATGAAGGATGCTGCTAACGAATTCCAGAAGTGGGATCACGCTTCTGGTAAGGTTGTTGCTGGGCTGTTGCGTCGAAGGTTGGCTGAACAATCCGAATTTAATTCTTAGGAGTTACTATGAGCGAAGAAACCCCTGTTGTCGTTGCAACCGCAAGCGCAGTCACGCATGAATCGTTGTTTCAGGAATTTGAGGCTTGGATGGTCAAGCTAAAGAGTTACCTTGCAACAACTACCCATATTGTTGATGATGTTGCGCCACTGGCCGAAACTGTTGTTGGGGTTGTTGATGCTCCTGCGGCCCCTATGCTTGCCGCTGGTGTTGCTGCCCTTAATGCAGCTAACGCGGCTGCTAATGCTTCTACGCTTGCGGTAGCTGTCTCGAATATGACGCAGGCTGTATCAGCGGTGAAGTCTCTTACGGCGCCGCCTGCTACTCCATCGAAGTAACCAAAGGGGCCGCAAGGCCCCTTTTCTCAGGCTAGAACTTACGGGGATTGGGCATGTCAGAAGATCAACCTTATAAGGGGCCTGAAAGACAGGCGGACCCGGAGGCTCGTGAAATGATCGAGACTTTAGACAAACGATTAATGCGTATGGAAGAGTTAGTTAATCGTGCTTCTGAAGCTGTATTTACTCATATTCCGAAGTGTGATGCGCGCGATGAAAAACATGAGCGTTGGTTTTCACGAATGGAAGAGCGCGATGAACGCACACAACTTCACTTAAATGAAGTTAAGGCAACACTTAGAACTGAAGCTATTCACCGCGATTATATGAAGAGAGCCCAAGAGAAAAACGATAAATTTAATTGGGCGATTATCGCAGGTATAGGTACAGTTCTTGGGTTAATTATTGCTGATTGGGTTTCAAAACATTTTACCTAATGACAGAACTAGAAGAAAAACTTGCATTTGCGAAGATTTTATTGCGAATGCCTAAAGAGCCGCTTAAAGCGGCTTTAGCTATTTTTGCTGATCCTGGGCTAGCTCTTAAGCGGTCGATTGAATGGGCCAAAGACCCCGTAGTTATTGCCGAACAAGGGCGGTTATTGCAGCAAATTGGGCCGGTAGAGTCACTACCAGACAAGAGCGACTTCGCCAGGGCAGTGTGGGAACTGTCTCAGAATGGTGTAACCGACGATGATATTAAAATTAAAGCTTTGCGCCTTTACGGCGAAATTCGCGGCTTTATTGAAAAGCCCGTGCCCATTGAAGGCGGAAAAGATGGCGGTGGATTGGTTGTTAATATAACGCAGTTCACTACAAACAATACCCAAGTTAACCAAGCTAAACCCGAACCTATTAAAGAGGTTGCGAAGGTTATTATTCCTGATGCTACACCTATTAATTCTTTGGTTAGGTTAAATTGACACAAATAAATTTACCTAATGGTTGGGAACCCCGAGAGTATCAACGCAATGCTTGGGGTTATCTTGAACATGGGGGTAAGCGTGCGGTATTGATTTGGCATAGACGTGCAGGTAAAGACGATCTAGCTTTGAATTGGGCTGCTGTATCTGCCCACAAGAAAGTAGCAACCTATTGGCATATGTTACCTGAAGCTTCCCAGGCTCGTAAGGCTATTTGGGAGGCCGTTAACCCCAATACAGGTATACGCCGCATTAACGAAGCATTTCCTAAAGAGTTACGCGATGTAACACGCGAACAGGAAATGATGATTCGATTTAAGATTGGGTCAACTTGGCAGGTTGTAGGCTCTGATAACTTTGATTCCCTTGTGGGCTCGCCGCCTTATGGTGTTGTATTCTCTGAATTTGCTCTAGCCGATCCTAGAGCATGGTCATTTATTAGACCTATTCTTGCTGAAAATGGTGGATGGGCTGCTTTTATCACCACTCCGCGCGGGCGAAATCATGCTAAGAAATTGCTTGATTTAGCAATGACCGAAATGAAGACAGGTGGTGATTGGTTTGGTGAAGTATTACCTGTAAGTAAAACCAAAGCACTATCAATTGATAAACTAGAAAAAGAGAAGCGAGAATTAATTGCTGAGTTAGGGCCGGAAGAGGGGGCAGCACATTATGATCAGGAGTGGGAATGTTCATTTGACGCAGCAATGCCTGGGGCTATCTATGCACACTGGATTACAGAAGCAGAAAAAGAAGGTCGCATTACGCACGTCCCTATTCTCCCGCAATTCCCTGTTAATACTTGTTGGGATTTGGGTATGGACGATAATACTGCTATTTGGTTTTATCAAGACACTGGCTATCAGACTCGGTTTTTAGCGTGTTACACTAATCATAGTGAAGATTTACAGCACTATGTTTCGTTTATTAAGGATTGGTGTAATGATCGTAAAGTAATGGTTGGTCGCGGTATCTTACCGCACGATGTTAGGGTTAGAGAGTTAGGAACAGGTAAAAGCCGCGAAGAGGTATTGCAAAGCCTGGGGCTTTCCGTTACTGTTGCTCCGAATATCAAATTGCAGGATGGCATACAAGCGACACGCGATCTTTTGAAAACGTGTGCTTTTGATGAAAAAGGGTGTGCAGATGGTATCAACGCATTGCGGCATTATCACCGCGAACGCGACGATATTCTTAAGACATTCTATAATCGCCCCGTACACGATTGGTCTAGCCATTTTTGCGATGCCCTGCGAATGAGGGCGGTCGAGCGCGGCGAAATTAGTTCCGTACAACGGGCAGTAGCAAGGCCCATCGTTAAACAGAAGTGGAGGTAAGTGTTATGACCGAAGATCAGTACGAAAAAGCAACCCCGCTGATTCAGCAGCTTCAGTCGTTGCGCGCGAATAAGCAACAGGTGATGACTGCGAAGCCTACTTTTGGCTCTTTCGTTCCTTCCCCTGAAGTGATTGACGAAATTCGCGGCGCGCTGGGGGCTAGCCTCGATAATCAAATCAACACTGCAACTGCTGCATTGACGGCGCTCTAAAATGCTAGTCACTATTACCTGTATTGTTATAATCATTTACGTCATGGTGCGGCTATGGTAGGCGCAGTTCGTAAATGGCTTCCGCGCCCCAAAATTGCCGGTGCGCCGCCCAAGACCCCTAAGGTACCGAAGCAGAAAAAGGTTAAGGTGCCGAAGCCTGGGCAACCACTATGAATCGCTACAATTGCAACGATTGCGGGCGGTTTCATGGTGCCGAAGGCTGCGCTAATGAACGTCACCCGCGCTCGATTAAGAAAACCAAGCAAAAGCCTGGGCGCGAAGCTGTAGAGCAAAACAAGGGTAACTCATTACGGAGTCATATTCCCCTGCGCTATTAGGAGTATTACAATGCTTCGACGCTATCGTTGTCACAAAATTGTTAAAGCAGGTAAGATTAAAGATTTTCCATTGATTATCCAAACTGTTGGTGTTGGTGAACTTATTAACTATAGTCAAACAATAGAAGTATTACCGCATGAATTCATTGAAGTACCGGCGGGGTGGATGGCTGAACATAAGCCTGAAATTGGCGGTTATATAGTAGAGTACGAAGATGGTTATATTTCGTATAGTCCCGCAAAGGCTTTTGAAGAGGGTTATACACTTATTGATTAGGAGTTTATTTATGGCTTGTGTAGGTAAGAATTGTTGGATCGCATTTCATGTGGGGGCAGAGACAAGGGAAATTCGCGGAGCAATATTCAATGTCGAAAGTTGTTTTGTGATCGACAAGAATACAAAAATTGGGCGTGATCTTGAACCTGCAACACGAATTACGCATGAAGTCGATACTGGACCTGATTGCTACTTAAATTTTGATATTGGTATTTTTGTTGTACCAATGTTTCGATTGCGCGAACTGGAAAAGGATGGACAGCTACGTCGCAGAGGATTAGGCTACGAACTGAGCGACAAAGAAATTTTACAAGGGCAAATGCGGTATTTATTGACTATGGAAAGACAGGCGCGCGATCTTGAAAAGCAGCTTACCGATGCTGGGGCGGGTAAGGCTGTTCAGCAGGTATTAGCTCTTGCTGCTTCGGGCCGCACGTTGGGTAAAACACAACTAGAGGCCCTAACCAATGGCTAGACCTGAGCGCGCCATTAACCAAAGCGACCGCGAAAAGCTGCGGCGAACTTTTATTTTAATGCTAACGGTAATTGCTAAGAGCAAAGCTAACTTACCGCCTGTAGGCCATGATTTTATCCATATGGGCTGGAACATCGTAAAGCGCCCGACTGATCCTACTTTCTGCTCAACACCGGCTAGTAATAGCCCCATTGTGCTGCCGTTTAACGAAAGCATCGGCAATAATTAATTACTAATTAGGAGTTACTGTGAATCTTATTAAATTTAAGAAGTTCAATTTTCGAGTTTTGTTCACTATTTCAATTGTTGAGTTTGTATTGGGGCTTAAGATTTTCCCCTATGGTTTGTTCAAGTTTCGCAGTAATGCGGGGCAACGGTTTACGGAAGTACTTGTACTTAACTTACCGTATTTCGTTACTTGGAAAAATCTAAACAAATATAAATTCTATGGCGGGGTTAATGGTGGTAGGCGTGCCACGCGTTGGTTAGAGTTTACTGTTTATTCATGGCTTGTTACCTTTGTAGGGAGAGGTAAGTTTAAATTCATTAAGCAAGTATATACTCGGCCTGACCCCACACCTAAGCGGTATCTTGAGGCATTGCAACAGCAAATTGCGTTAGGCCCCGCTACACACTACTACAACGAAGCACGTCAAGCTGCTACACCTGATTCGAGCGGTAACACTAAACCTATTCCTCGCCCTGTTTACATGATTCCGCGTCACTTAGTTACTAAGCACGAACTTGCGCTTAAGCGAGTTAATGCGTTACATTCTGAAAGAGGCTTACCTTTGGTAGATTCTACCCGGTATGTGCCTCCTGCTGAAGAAATTAAGACTCCGCCAAAATCAAAACCGAAACGTAAGGCTACTAAGAAAACTAAGACCAAAAAGTAAGCCAATGAACCAATTTAACTATTTAATTATCTATTCTGCTGTAGTTGCCAACAGAGTAGATAAAGGTGTCAGGACCGGGTGACGTAATTGCGGGGCTAGCCCCTGAACAAGACAACGGGCCTCCCGCTGCTGCATATCGCCGTGGCGGGTGGTTAACCGGTTCTGCTTACACCAAAGGCGGGCAGCGCACTGGCTTGCTTGGTGAAGTGCGCGAAACACCTAGCCCACAAGAACAGCAATCAACTACTCAGCAAGTTGCGGGTAACATTACCGCTCCGATCAATCCCCCATCAGGCCCTAACCCTGATGCGCCTAGCCAGCCAGGGGCCGCAACTGATACCGGAATCCCCGGTGCATTGGCTGGATACATTCGTACCGCTTGGTCGCGTAATAAACGCGCTCGTGATCGAATCGAGTACCGAATGCTGGCATGTCTTCGTGCCCGTCGCGGCGAGTATGATGCCGTTGAATTAGCGGATATGTGGACAGCAGACGCAGGCGAGCCTATTTACCTGCCAATTGCTGCTACCAAGATGCGCGCCGCAGAAGCGGCCCTTCGTGATTTAATTTTGCCGGATGGCGACCGGCCTTGGGGCTTTGAGGCCGACCCCGATCCTGAATTACCTGCTGATCTTGAGCTAGGTATTAAGCAGCAAGCTTACCAAGCTGCACAGCAGAAGATTGCCCAACTTAAGCAGCAGATGGGCAAAGTTGTAGATATGACGCAGTTCGTTACAATGGCTACGGAAATTCAAGCCAGCGAACGAGCTAAGGCTATTGCTGAACAAGAAAAGCAAGCCAAAATCCGCGCTGAGCGGATGGAAGATACTGTAGAAAAACGCTTGATTCGTGGTAACTACAATCAAGCAATGAGTGAGTTTTTACAACACTTTTGCACCTATCCTGCTGCTGTTCTTAAGGGGCCATTCCTTCGTCGTGAAAAGCGGCAGGTATGGAATAAGAAAGGATGGGTAATGCATGTTGAGTCTAGCCCTCAACTGTATTGGTGCGCTGTTAACCCGTTTGATTGCTACCCCGCTCCTGAAGCTGAAAGCTGTCAGGATGGTGATTTTATTGAACGTATACGAATGACCCGTGCGGATTTGTATGAATGCATTGGTGTTCCTGGGTACGATGAACAAGCTATTCGCCGCTGCTTATCTACGCATGAATCAGGTGGATTGCGTGGCTGGTTGTGGTCTGATATGGAACGCCGCCAGCTTGAAGGTAATACTTTTGAGACATGGCAACCCGAATACCTAGTTGATGCAATTCATTATTGGGGTAGTGTGCAAGGCACTACCTTGATGCAACATGGTATCTCTATTGGTGAAGATGGTGACCCGCTTGCTTATTACGAAGTTGACGCCATCTTGATCGGCAATGAAATTATTAGATGTGAAATTAATGATGACCCGTTAGGTCGTCGCCCTTATCACAATGCCTCATACGATCCGGTACCGGGGGCGTTTTGGGGGAATTCGATTTACGATTTGATGCGCGATTGTCAGGCGATGGTCAATGCTTGCGCTCGTTCGTTGAATGCAAATCTTGGGTTAGCTTCAGGCCCGATTATGGGTATTGATGTTTCGCAGTTAGCTGCGGGCGAAGACCCCAAGGCTATGCGTCCGTTACAGCAGATTCAGTTGGATCGTTCACGCGCTCAAGCCCAAGCCGATCCTATTACTTTCTACCAAGCCGATAGTAGGTCTACCGACTTACTTAAGGTAATGGGTGAATTTGAAATACGCGCAGATGATCTAACAGGTATTCCGCGCTATATGTATGGTAATACCGACATGAAAGGCGGTGCTGCAACTTCGTCGGGCTTATCTATGCTAATGGGTACTGCTGCGAAAGGGTTACGCCGCGCCTGCGCGAATATTGATCGTGGGGTCATTGCTCCTACTATTGAAGCTACTTATAACTATGAAATGATGTATGGCAATGATGATGATGCTAAGGGCGCTGCAACTGTAGTTGCCCGTGGGTCTATGGCAATTATTATCAAGGAACATTTGCAGCAAGTTCGACAAGCGTTCTTACAAGACGTTGATCGTAGCCCAATTGCGCAGAAGATTATTGGAATTAAGGGGTACGCATCGGTACTGCGCGAACAGGTTAAAGTGCTTGATATGAATACGGACGAAGTTGTGCCGGATGATGAAGCACTTGATGAAATGATTAAGAATCAGCCGCCTCCGCAGCCTTCGCCTGATGAGCAATTGAAGTCGCAAACGTCGCTGAAGCGCGAACAAATGAAGAACACTACCGCTCTAGTAAAAGAGGGGCTTATTCATCCTGAAGCTGGTGCCGCGTTAGCAGCGGCAGGACAAAACAATGCGCCTAACAACGGAACAGTACCGAACGCTCAGCCAACTGCGGCAAACGGCTAGTGGTAAGGAATTAATTAAGTTATTGCAAGATGATCTTAATGAAACAGATATTGGTAATCGTACTGCTACTGGCGAGCGTCTTGGTTGGGGCCAGGGGCGGGCACAATGTTTGGTTGATTGGATTAAACATCTAACCGAATCTGAAAGACATGCTTCGTAAGCCAATTAATAAAAGTGAGTCTCCTGCATACACAAAGCAGGGCATTCCGCATGATGAAATTAAGTCTAGGTTTTCAGGCCGCATGTCGCCTATTACTACAAATTCTGCTCAGTACCGCGAAGCAAAAACGAAGTTATCTGAAGAGAAAATTTTAGCTGAATCAATTGAGATAATTGGAAATAAATTATGACTACCAAAGAACGCCGTGTACCCCTGCATCTTCGTGACCGTGCGCAGGCTGCTGATCAGTATTCAAAGAAATTGGCACAGGTGCGCGATCAACGCAATAACGCCACTCTCGATCCGCCGCCCGGTCCCCCGGTGCAGATCATCGGTAGCCGCCCCACAGTACAGCCGGGTACTCGCGTTGCAGCAGAACCTCTGCCGCCCGTCGCTACTGACCCTCAGCCCTGGCCCGATCCATCTGTAGGTCAGCCCCTACCTGTGGGCACTGAGCCTGTGCAAGAGCCGACAGGTGGCGCGCTTCAGGATGAACCGCCGATTGAACCTGTTGCCGCTCCGCAGGCTGAATCTGAAGAAATTCGTAACCTTAAGCTTGCTGTGTCTCGTGCGGCGGCTAGTGCTTCTGCTGAAGCAAAACGAGCTAATAACGAAAAAGCCGAAGCGGATAATCTGCGGCGTCAACTTGCTGCATTGAAGCAGACGCAAGAAAACGAACTAATGACTCGCGTTGATGATGCTGTGCTGCGGCAGTATTTTACTGAAGCAGAACTGAAGGAAAAAGGTATTGAATTCTGCCGCAATGAAGTAGTTCGTAGCCGTCGCATTGGGGCTGAGACTGCTCGATCTATGATGGCGCCGC